ATCGCGTCAGAGGCGGCGACAACCGTATGCGATCCAACCGTGGTATTGCGACTGGAATTGAAAGCAATACGACACGTACCCTGTGAGTTGTTCGCGCCCCATCCGTTCAATGCTAACGATGCGGCACTGGTGCTGTTCTGTAAGCCAGACGTATTAACGTCAATCCAACAACCGGAAATGCTGTTCAGACTCGTGCCGATAACGACCTTGCCGTCGGAGTTGATCTTAAGTCGAGTCTGCGGCGTACCGCTGCCGCTTGGCGAGACCTGCAACAATAGAATGCCAGAAACGCTGCCAGCGGTTGGCGCGACATCGTTCTGAACGATGATCGCCGCCGCCTGTTGAAAAACCGGAGTAGCGCTCGCATCAACACCGTAAAAACTGAGTTGGCCTAATTGAGCACCGCCGGAAATGGTCGTCATCGTGCCGATGGTAGTTCCCGCACTCTTATTAAATACGAGAACAGTTGGGTTGCTGCTGTTATCCCAACGATATAGCGACAGCGGGCCGTTCTGCGTCGTGCGATGCATCTCCACCAGATTTGCGCCAATACTGCCGCTGCCCGCGCCGCCGCTAAAAATGCTGTAGCCGTTATGATCGAACCGCACGACTTCGTTATTGTCGGCGGTCGCCGACGACGTTTGAATCGACAGATAACCCGGCACGTGGCCCGTCGTCGGCGTCGCGTCAACGCCGATATAGAATCGCGCCGCGTTCTGGAAGCCGGTGCCGTCGGTGCCGCAAAACGTCAGTTGTGCGATACCCGAGCCGCTGGTCAGCGCGGTCATGGTGCCGATGGTGGCACTGGCCGACATGCACATGAAGCAGCGAACTTCCGAGCCACCCCATCGGGTCAGCCCGAACGGTGCGGTGCCTGAGACATTGAGTGTCGGCGCATTGTTTTGCGAACCTTGGCTGTAATAAGTGTAATTGCCGCCGAGCCAGAAATTGCCCGCGCCGTCGAGCCGCTGGCGTTCGGTCAGCGTGCCCGCCGTCATGGTCGAGAATCGCAAATCGAACGCTTCGGTGCCGGACGTGATGTTGGTCGATACGCAATCAATCGCACCGCCAATCTTGTAAGTCGGCGTGGCCGCGGTCTGGACTTCAAATTGCAGACCAGCACCAATGCCAATAGCGGGCGTGCCGGTAGTGCGATGCGAAAGGAAGGTGTTTCTGGTAACGGCGTTTGCCACGCTATTTGTGACGATTGACAGATATTGAAACTGCACGTTGCCGCTGGCATCGCGGTAAAACAGTTTGCCGTCAGCCTCGTTGATCGCGATCTGGCCAACCACCATTGACGCGGGCGAGTTGCCCGTCGTGGTCGAATGCAGAATCTTGGTCGGGATCGTCATCTAAAACCATCCGCCGTCAGTGGGGCCAATGCTCTCGAAACTGCCGCCATTGAAAAAAATCAGCGCTGTACAGCCCGCATCGACCGTCATTGACGCCACGCCATCAATCACCGTGCTGACTGGATTGATTATCACTTGACCGGACATATCGTTGTCGAAAATGTACCAATAGCCGGTGCCACTGAGAAACACTGGCAACGTCACCACGCATGTCGTTCCCAAAATAAACCGCAGCACACTCGACGTGTCGGTGTTCAGCACGGTGTAAGTCGACGTACTGATCACGGTGAGACCGTAAGCCGGATTGAGATTCGCGCCATTGAGTCCAGGCTGACCAGCGGGACCGGGCGGCCCCGCTGGCAACGCCTGACCGACCGCCAGCGCCGCGCCCGCAACGGTCTGAATCGCTGACGGCAATAGCGCGAATGACAGAATGGTCATGCTTGCGGCACTTGCACGGTGAGAAGCGTAGCGTTGAACAACGAGGCATCGGAAATGCCGAACGCAATGGTCACAGCAGCGGGCACCTGCGGCATCATGTTGACGACATGACCGTCCGCAATCGCGAGAATGTCCATGACATAAGCGCCGACCGGCACCGGCAATATCGCACCGGCTGGCACGTTGAAACCGAGCACGCCAGTCACGCCGAAGTTAAGCATGGTCGAGTCGGCGGTCTGCGCGGTCAGAAAAATGCGTTCATCCGATATCGACTGCCGCAACGAGGCAATGAATGAGATACCGCTCAGATCGAGCGGTGCCGGATTAAACGTCAACGTCGCTTCCGGCGTCGAAGCCGTAGCCAAGATCGGACTGCCTGCCATACTGACACAGGTCAGCGTTGTCGTGCTTGGGATCGCGCCAACATAGCCGCCGCCGATCAATCCGGGCGTGGCCGATATTTGCATACCGGGCTGAATGCCCAAAGCACTCGGCACGCCGATCAAGTTGGAACTGGCCGTGAGAATACAGCCCTGCAGCGGGACCGGCGGGCCGAATCCCGGCTGGCTGAAATACATCGAGTCCAGCCAATCGCTGTTGTTCGGCACGAAGAACGACGTATTCGCGCCGTCGATCTTCGGCAGCGAGAGAATATTGGTTGCCATCTAACAAATTCGCTTGACGACGCAAGTGCCGCTCAGAGTCGAGTTAGTGCCCCATGCGCCGCCACTCAACGGCTGACTGACGTCGATGGTGCCGAGTGACGTCCAAACCGTATTGTCCTGCCACGCCATGAAGCCAGCCGCCGGACCGCCCGCTAACGCGCTGTCGTATTTGATCGTCTTGGCAATCGTGTAAGTGGATATTGTCATGTGCATATAAAACGGCCCAATGTCGTTGAGCGTATCGGCTGGATTGCCCTGTGGTCCGTCAAACAAGTCAAACAAAAAGGCACCGGCTGGCGTGCCCCAATTGTTCGAGATTGGACTCTGATTCAGATAAGGCGGGTTGGGTATGATCGTCGGTCGCATATCCGAGTTGAGCACTTCCCATGTAACGATAACCGCGCCATAACTGGTGTTGTTTGCTTGCAAACGTAGGTCAGTGTTGCGCGAATTGCTGACTTGGACGTACAGCAACAGATCATAAAGACCCTGCACCGTCGCGATATGCAACGGCAGCGACGTTGCGTTAGTAAAGGTGATGGTGATCTGATCGCCGACGGCCATTGCCATATCGCTCGCGGGTGGCGACGACAAATCGAAACTGTCGTATGGCCAGCGCGCATTGACCAACTGCCAATAGGTGCCGTCGTAGACAAAGAGGCAGATCACGCCAACGCGCAGATCACGCGGCTGCAAGGTCAGATTGTTGCGGCGAATAGTGGCTGGCGATGTGCCGTTGGCTTGCAGCGTAGCGCTGCCGGAATTGGTATAGGCGATCTGAACTTCGACGGTCAGCCCGGCGGCCAGCGACGTGATCGCGGGCGAGAACACGCCGTGCACTGCGTTGATCGCGCCGGAATCGACCGCAAACGGAATGTTGATCGTATAGGTGTTATTGTTGGTCGTGGTCGAAGTGAAGCCGAAGAAGTTCAGCGTTTGCCACGCCGCGCCGTCCCACAACAGCGCCAGTATCTCGCCGGGATTGATGTCGCCCGAAGCCAGTTGCGCGCCGTTGGCGCGATGCACCGGCTGCGCGCCGAGACCGTTCAGATTGAACGTGACGTTGCCGGTGTTCTGAAAAGCGACGCGCACCAGCACGCCGGTCCCCGGCACCAATTGCGTGACCGGCGGATAGATCGTTGCCGCCATGGCGTTAAGCACGCCGTTATCGACGCAATAGGTCCACAGATTGGTCTGCACGTCGTTCGGCACCGACGGCAAGGTCGGGAAGAACGGCGCAAAGGTATTAAGAACGATATTCGCGCCAGTGATCGCGACCTGACCATTGACGACGGTGATGTAATACAACCCGGTGTAACCGGCATCCGGCGTTGGATTGACTTGCGTCCCGGTCGGCGCTGGCGATCCGGCTTTGAGCGCAATCGTGCACTGCACTGACCGGATCGTGTATTGCGACATGCCGTCATTGCCGGGGCCGCTGTACGGCTGTGACGGGTTCGACGCATTGTAATAGGGCAGCACAGCGCTGCCGGTATCGACATCGGACAGGATTGCTTCGACCAAATAGACCTGACTGTAACCGGGCGTGCTCGGCGGCGTGACCGTCAGCGTGACCGGATTAGCCAGAATGCCCTGCTTGACGATGTTGTGCGTGTCGGTGCCGAGATCGCTGTACGCGGTGGCATCGGTCATGTCCAACGTATAGATCGCACCATTGCCAACCACGACCTGCAGACTTGCGGGTACGGTGGGCGTGCACTGTAAATTATGCACTTCGGTGGTGGTGCCGAGAATGCCTTGCAACGCATAGCCAAGCCCGATCATCCCAAACTTGTTGGTGTTCAGAACGTCAGACGTCTGCGGCAGCGCCGCCGAATAGACGATGGCGCGATCTACCATCTCAAAAATCCTCGTTTAAGGGCTTCGGTTCAGGTGGCGGCGCGGATTAAGCATTGTCGGAATGAATTTGCCGAGCCAATGCGGGTTGGTTTCCAGCGCTTGGAATAGCGGCGTGGGCGGTCCTATCGATGCCAACAGCGCCGGTTGCGCGCCAAGCAACACTTCGGTGCCGATCTGTGTCCAGACAATCAGTCCGGTCGGCTTGTTGCGCACGATGGTATTGTAAATGTCCTGATCGGTGACGCCGATCTCGGGCGTCTCGGTGGCGATGTACTGGATCGCACCAACACCGTAGCCGCCAAGCGTCGGTGTGCCACCCCAACCTTGGACATAGGGCACGCCGGTCGAGCGCAGCGCGGCGCGCGAGACCTTGAGAAAGACCTGACCGGGAAGCTGGATCGAGCCCCAACCGCCCGCCCGGCCGTAAGCAAAATTGCCTTCGCCATAGCCGCCCGCATCGAACGGATTCCATGGCTCGAAAATAAACGGCGGCACGGTCAGCAACAGCGTCAACGCATTCATCATGCCCTTGCGCGTCACCCGTTCGGCAAGGATGGCGTTGGTGATCTGAATGCGGAAATTAGTGTCGTCAGTGGTGCCGCCCGCACCGCGTAACAGCGTGCGGTTCAGAAAATCGTAGGCAATCAGATCGAGGAAAATGCCGCTAGCGGTGGCGATGCGACTTTGCTGGCGGATGAAAATCAGCCACTGGTACAGCCACGCCATGCTGTCGGCCAAGCCGCCGAGCACCGCGTCGCGCAGCGGTGCGCCCCACATAAACCAGCGGCCGGGGATTAGCTGCCGGACCCGGTGGACGATGTCCTGTGAGTCGCCGGTCGCCACGGCATCAGTTCACTTCTGCGGTACGGCACTTGACCGTCGCATAGGCGATCGTGTTCTGGCCGTCCTGCGTCAGCCGCGATGTGGTGATTGACGCCATATCCGGCGTCTCGTCTAGAATTGGATGCCCGTTCAGCGTCACCGCAGTGACCTTGGTGACGCCCGCTTGCGAATAGGCGTAACCGGGCAGCATGGTGTATTCAAGATCATTGCCGAGCCCGAGCCCATCGATTTGCGTTGCGATATTAGCAGCGACCAAGGCAACCACATCGTTGTGCACGTAGGTCGCCGCAGTCGCAACATCCATCGCTACGCTGGCCCAAATGATCACGGGCGGGAACACATCGAATTGCATGCCGAGCGGGCGCACCGCCTCACCGGCCGTGCGGATCGTCGCCAGAAAGCTTGGCGACGGATTACCACTGCCATCATCAGCAATCACAAAGAAATAACCGGGCCGCCACGAGCCGTCGTAATTGTAACCCTCAGTCAAATTCCAAGTGACATTGGTCTCAGTACCCTCGATGGATGCCGCCAGCCCGTAATAATCGCCGCGCGCCAGCCCGAGAATGTAATCGCTGAACCGCTTCTTAAGCGCAGTATCGCTTTCAAAGTCGGTGCCGTTGGAATAGGCGCTGTTATTAACGACGGTATCGATGCCGGTCATCGTCGTCGCGATGATCGAGATCGCGCCCGCGGCGACATTCCCGGCCGACCCGGCCACGGTATTGACCACCGGCACGATCAGCGACGTGATCCACGGAGCCATGGTGTAGCCGGGCGGCGACGGCTGATAGGTCACATAGGTCGGATCGGCGGTCACCGTGAAGGTCTGTGAGCCGTCGTTGGTCAGCAGCGTCGCCCCAACCGGGACGAACAGCGCCGCCGGTCCCGCCGACAGCCGGGTGAAGGTAACCTGCCCGCTGGACGGCTGCGCCCCGAGCCGCGGCGATGTGGTGCCGGGCACCACCGGCATGAAGTCGGCCGTGAAGGTATCAACGTCATTGCCGGTCGATGTCGATAACCGGGTCGATGCCAGCAACGCCAGCATCATCGACTGAAACCACAGAAACACCGCGGCAAAGCCTTCGGCGATCGCCCGCAAGGTCGAGCCGATGGCGAAGTTAATCAGCTTTGCGGCACGGCCCTGAATCCCGGCGACTGTGTTCTCGACAATGGTCGCGAAGCTTTGTGTCGGCAACGTCGGCATGACGGCTCATGACGTAATGGTGAAGGATACGGCAACGCCGGTCGCGGCATCCCAATAGTGGATGCCGATGCCGACGCTGTCGGGTTGGTTCGGCGAAGCGGCGACATTCAGTTGCGCAGGTGGGAACGGTGCCACCGCCGCTTCCAGCGCAAGTTGCGCAGCGCAGATCGCCTTGATGTCGTAGACCTGCCACGGATCGCCGATCTTTTGCGGCAGCCCGGCTCCGTATTCGGGATGCCAGACATAGCCTTGCACCGCGGTGAACAGCCGCCGTTCCAGCCGCTGGCGCACTTCGTCGTCGCCATCGACCGTCAATAGATCGCCGGTCGAATCGGCTTGGAAGTCGGTGTGCCACTCGCACCAAATGTCAGGCATGATCAGTCATCAATATCACCTTCGACCGTCAGCCATGGCCACGTGGTGTTCTGCGCGTTGGTTGACCATGTCTTCGAGACATTGTCGGTGCGCTGGCCCTTGATCTGCACGGTGCGGTCTTTCTGGATAGTATCGGTCTTGTTGCGGCCAACCTGCGCGACTTGATCAGTGTCGGTCTGCGTGGTGATGGTGCCCTTGTTGTCGAGCGTCACCGTCACCTTCTTGGCATTCTTGGTCTGGTCTTGCTGGCCCTTCATCGGCGTGGTCTTGACGCCGGTTTTGAGCGTCAGCGAACCGTCCTTGTTGAAGCGGACCTGCTGCCCCCACTTCGTCCACATCACCATCTCGCCGGACTCGACCCGCGGCGGCTTGTCCTCGTCGCTGTGCAGCCGCTGCACGATCTTGCCCGACTCGAAGTCATTCTCCTGATAGCGGACGATGACCTGATCGCCGGTCTCCTTGCCGTCGCCGGTTTCCAAGCCGACAGCAATGCCGTAGCCGTTGCCGTTATGGCCTTCCTCGATCGGCAGCCAATCGGTCTCAACGTCATCCGGTTTGAGCATGACCTTGGCGAGATGCGTATCCGGGTCGTAGCTGGTGACCAGCCCGTGGCGTTCGGAATAGCGCGCTGCCGCCCATCGCTCGATGCAACGAAAGATCACGTTCTCTAGCGTGTCCATTGTCTCACCATAACTCGGGTGCGCCGCCGCCACCGCCGCCGCCGCCGCCGGTCGAAGCCGTGATCGCCATGCGATAGCCGGTCATGCCAAAATCATGATCGACTTGATCGATCGTGTAGCTGTCGTCGAAGCAGGTAGTACCGCTCAACGTCAGCCCTTGATGCACGTCGATATTGACGTCGCCGACGCATTCGGCACGCACTTCACGCTGGTGCCGGTCGTGCTCGTGCGCCCGCGCCTGCGCCCACTGATCGGCCTGTTCCTGCTCCAAATGCTGGATGCGCTGGTGATAGGTGATGCCGCCGCTTGAGCCAAAGCTAGAATTTCCGGTGATTAGCTTTTTCTTCTTCGGATGCCATGACGGGACTTTGACCTGACCGCCCCGAGCAGCTTGCACGTTGATAATGACCTGCAGGTCGAGCGCGTCGGAAACGTCGTAAGGCGGCCCCATTTTCCAAAACACCGAATAGCCGCCGCCGGTCTGATCTTGAATCTGATAGATCAACGTGCCGAACCGATCGACAAAGAACCGCGCGCCGTCGTACTGCGCCAGCAGATGAATCACCGTGGCATAGCTGATGCCGTCCGTCAGCTTGACGAAGTCGTCCTTGATCTTCTTGCCCGCCATCAGCTTGCTAGCTTCGGCCTGACAGGGAATGCCGCAGCGTCCGGCCAGCGTCTGCGTGATTTGCGAGCCTTTCTGGTTCTTGAAGGTCTCCGAGCTTTTCTGCTCGTGCAGCTTGTAGCCGACGTCCTGCCCCCACAGATTGATGATGCCGCCAAGATAATTGTAGGTGACTTTCAGGACCGAACCGGTGATCAATACGCCAGTGCCGGACACGTTCTGCGCCCATACTTCGGTGCTGTTCTCGGTGAGATCGCAGAAGGCGTGATAAGCGCCCGGATAGTTCATCGGGATATTGACGTTGAAGCTCGACTGCCCGCGGGTGGCGACCTGATGCACCGCGCCGTGCTCGATCGGCCAAGTCCCGTTGCAGCTTATCCACGCCCGATGCGGCGCAACTCCAAAGGAGATCGCCACGTCATAACCCCAAGATTCCGGTTGGTGTACCGCCGGGGATAGTTGGCGGGATCAAAAGGTCTTGCTGTGCCGTGATCCACGGGTCGGTCAACCCGTTCATCTTGGCGATCGGCACCCATTGCAACGCATCACCGAACTCCGACATCGCAACATGGAATAGCGTCGTGAAGCTGACGCGATCAGTTTTCGCCGGGACAGTCGCGGCGATATAGCCAACGGTTGCCATGATCAGAACCTGAAAGCACGCAAAGCGAGCAAGCGTTGAAATTTGCCCATGAACGACACGCCGGTCTCGGGCGGCGGCGGCGGCAGAACCGGCGCGAAGATTTGCGTCGGCGGCACTGTCGGCAGCGGCCCAAGCTGATCGAGATTAGCCGCGGCGCGACCGCACACACCGCGCAGCAGCGATAGGTTGGCTTGATCCTGCGCCGCACCGACTAGCTCATTGATGCCGCTGATCATGCCTTCCGGTTGGGTCGGGGCGTCCCATGTATCGAGATCGTCGGCCGCGGCCGCGACGGCATTGTCGATCAGCACCACCAAGGCGGCCGCGTTCAACTGCAGCGCGGCAATGGTCGGGGCCGATGCTTGTTCAAGCGGTACGGCGGCTGCGACCTGCGCCTGCAGGCTGGTCAGCGCGGTCGTGACATTGGCCGGGATCATTAGCCACCAACACCCGTAGTGCCGCCGGTCACGCCGCCCGGCGCACCCGGCACCGAACCTTCCGGTGTGCCTGACGGAGCAATCGTCTGCGCGCCGGTATTGAGATCATTCGTCACCAGATTGCTGGTCGAGCCCGGCGTGCCAACACCGCCGCCAACACCGCCGCCGCCGCCAAAACTCGGATTAGTGACCACAGTACAAGTGATCGCGTACTCGACCCACACCGGCAGCCGCCGCACCCGGTAGACAAAGTCTTGGATAATGACCGGCTTGAACTGGCCGCCCCATATCAATTGATAGACCAAGCCAGATGCCCGCATGGCGTCGAGCGCGAGGCACTTGGCATAGGCGGCGTTCTCAAAGAAATGGCCGCGCCATACCGCCTGCATCTCGTCGGGACCGAGCGTATCGATCACCCGCGATCCGCCGGGCAGCTTGTGCACCACCATAGCCTGCTGCCCGCCGCCGGACATGACGTCGGGCGTCGAGTAGCCGGTAAAGGCGATGCCGCCTAGCATTAAGACGTCGGTGGCCATCAGGTCGTCGCGTACTGTGAATCCGGCGGTGCCCAACCGCCCCAAGCGTTATGGAACGGTGCCTGCCCCGGCACGCCCATCATGCCAGCAAGCTGCGTCGAGATCGCTTCACTGATCCGCCGCCCGTCGATATTGAGACTGACCACAATCGGGCGGGCGTCCTTCGACGGCGCATTCCAGATCGCGTTGCGGGTCGCCGCCTCGATCTCGGCCGGACTGGCGGCGCTGTGCCGCTCTGGCGTCGGCGTGATCGCCTGACCGGACGGCCCACCGGGCAACCCGGGCACTGCCGGAAGACCCGGCACCGAGCCGGGCGGCGCGCCCGTCGGCGCGACCGGCACGCCGGGCCGCGGCGTAAAACCGAACAGCCCGGGAATGCCCGGACCGGACACAACGCCTGCGGCTGGTGCCACCGTAGTGGCCAATGGTTGCGCGGGCGATGTCGGCTTCCAACCCATCAACTGCAGCGCCCAATTCTTGATGGTGCTGAAGATGGCATTGAGCGCGTTGTCGATCGCTGCCGCCGCCTCGTTGTGCATCTTCAATTCCCAAGCAACGAGGCTTGCCGTCCACGTATTGACCCGCGCCCATACCTGTTGCGCATCGAGATTGGCAAACCCGGCAACCACATTGGTTTGCCACCACTGACCGATCCGATTTGATACTCCTTGAGCATCGAGATTGGAAAATGCGCCGACGACGTTTCTCTGCCACCACTGCCCGATCTGATTCGACACGCCTTGGAGATTAGAAAACGTCCCGACGACGTCTCTCTGCCACCACCCGGATATTCCACGCGATACCGAATCGTCAGCCAGCCAGCGATTCCATGGTTCGGTGATATGCGTGCGCGCCCATTCGTCCATGCGCCACGCCATCTGAACATTCCAGCCTGCCGGTGGCTCTTGCTGTTTTTGTTGTTCCGGCGTCGGTCCCGTCGTCGCCTTCACGACCGGGTCCACGATGTTACGATGCAGCCAAGCCGTCAGCGTTTCGGACACGCTCGTGCTGTGCATCCAGCCTGATACCGGGCCTTCAACTTCCCGCGCGAACCACACATTGAGCGACTCGCTTATGCTGTGGCTGTTCATCCAATCGCGGAACGGCTGGCCAACATTCCTATCGATCCAGTCGCTGATCACGGTATTAAGCGGCGTGCCTTCGGTGAAAGCATCATGAATGAATTTGTTGGTTGATTGCGCCGCGGCGGCCATCTCCGCCTTGAATGCGGCATCGCCTTTCTTAGCCTCGTCGATCAGCGCATCCCACAGCGCGCCACCAAGCGATTCGATTTGCTCCTTATGGACTCCGTGTTCTTCAATGTCCTTGATGGCGCGGGCGACTTCAGGATGCTGCGATAGCTGATAGATCAGTGACGACAGCGCCGCGATGATCGCAACAGCACCACCGATCGGCGTGAAGGCTAACGTAGTCAACAGCGCTGCGATCCCGGTGCCGGTCATGATCAAGGCAATGTTGCCGATCGCTTTGGTGAAGCGCTCGACCGTTTCCGGGTTTATTGTTCTGAGATAATCGTAAAGGTGAATCAAACCGGCCAGCACGGTCTCTTCGAGTACGACCTTGATGTCCTTCGACGGGCCGCCGATCTGAACGATGATGTCGTGGAACACATTGCCGATGGCTTTTTTGATCGCTTCGGGATCGTCGGACAGCATCGCCCGCTCAGCCTCTTCGGCCGTCATCGCGTGCTGCGCCCGCTGCCGCGCCGCTTCCAACGGTGCCACTTCACCCGGCGCGCGCGGCCAAATGCGACCTTCGGTCAGCATTCGCATCCACGGCGCAGCCGCAGTCTGGCTGCCGAACATCTGCCCTAGTTCGGCAGCGATCCGTTGCTCGTCCGGGCCGTACTTTTGCAGCAGCGCCGGACCGAGCGAACGCTGCATGAACTCATAGGGATTGGTCGTCGCTTGCCGCAGCATGTGCGGCGTCAAGCCTTCCGGCCCGCCGAATATGTCGTAGACCCATGCTGGCGGTTTGCCCTTCGCTAGTTCTTCTGGCAGCTTTTCCAGCCGCTGCAACCCTTGAGCAATGCCGCCGCCGACATTGGTCAGATACGGATAGAACTCGGGCGACATCCCCGGCGCGGCCGCACCCATGCGCCGCACCGACTGCAGCATCATTCCCGGCGTCATGGTGCGCCCCGACGCAAAGTACATTTGCGTCATCAGCTTCTGCAGATCGAGGAACTGCTGTTGCTGCGCCCGCGTACTAAGACCGAGCGTTTGCGCAAGCTGAACGACCGTATCGGTGCCTTTCTCACCGAGTACCCCGGCAGTCTGTGCAGTCGGGCCGAGCAGTTTAAGCGCCGAATCCATCGAGCCGGTGACCGCCGCCAGCCGATTGATCAGCGACATATTTTGTTCGGGCGACGTCAGCGGCATGACGCGGGTCTGCGCCTGCGCCGCCGCGATCGCCTTCTGCACATCGACCTGTTGCCAGCCCGCCTCGTTCATGTGGGCGATCTGTTCGGCCATGCTCTGGTACTTGGTGGCGACCAGATCGATCGCACCAAGCGTGCCAGCACCCATCGCCAACAGACCGCCAGCGCCAAGGAAACCGATACCGCGCAGGCTGGCAAAGGTCGCCGCGGTGCGCTGGCCCATCTGTTCCAGCTTATCGGCGGCGTCCATGGCGGCGTCGCCGAGCTTGCCGAGCATCCGCGCCAATCCGACTACGACTTTGGTGGCCTCGTCATCGACGGCCAACCGCATCGCAATTTCATAGATGTCAGCCATCGCTGCCGCCCCCACCCGCCGCGGCGACGGCCTTATCGACCATGCCGGTGATGTCGAGCAATTCGAACTGGTCGGACGTCAGGCTGATGTGCACGCCCTTGCCGACCAGCGCGACAACTTCTTTCTCCTTGTGCATCGCCGCGCCCATCAGAAACGATCGCGGCGGGATGCCGCGCCGAGTGCCTAGCTCCATCCAGACGCCCTTCGGATTGTTGGTGCCGACCCGGGCCTCGTGCTCGTCGGACGAATACTGGATCGAGTCGCGCAGTTCGCCGGTCATCAGCAACGGATCGTTCGGCGCAAACCCTTTATTCTCACGCGCGATCTGCGTCGCTAGCTGCAACTGCGGCCAGCCGTATTCGTAGGTGCCGATCACCCGCTTGGCTTCCTTCTGGATAATCAGCGCCGCATGATCGAGCAAAGCATGCCGTACTTCCGGCTGCTGCTGTGCGCGCCGGTTCAAAAGCTCAGCCATCTCGTGTGGCGAGACCCTATGATAGCCGACCGGAACTGCCATCTAGTCCCTTTGACTGCCTGCGGTACGAACGCCGAGAATGTCGAAGATGCGATCGCCCCAAATCTCGGTCTGCGATCTCGGCCGCTGCCATACACCGGGTGCGGTTTCCCGCGACTTGTCTGATGGCGCAGTGGCCGCCGGAATAATATTGGTCGGATAATTCGGATTGCGCCGGATGTTCGGAATGCCGCCGAGCTTGGTGATCGCATTCCACATCGCCGAATCGGTCGGCGTCGGGATGACGCGATCGTCGGTCGGCCTGACCGACGCATCGGCAGGCGTCGCGATCTGCTGATTGGTATCCTCAGTGGTCGGCAGCCCGGTCGTTTCCGTCGGCGTGCCAATATCGACATGCGGCCCCTTGCGGCCGAGATAAGCAGTGGCAACGGCGTGCCGCGCCTCGCGTTCTTCCGGCGTTTCGTTGGCGACCGCGCCACCGCGCCGTTCGGCCTCAACCTGACGCTGTTGCTCGACCCGATACGATCGCGCGTGCGGCGTGCCGGGATGATCACCGTAGACTTCGCCGCTCTGCCGGTTGACGACATACTGGCCGGACCGCACTTCTTCCGAGAAGTTAGGATCGCCGCGGCTGCCTTGGTCGGTGAAGCCTCTGACCAGATTGCTGCCCGCCAGCGCCTTGTCCATCTCGTGGTAGTCGTTGCCGTAGCGATCGACTTGGTTGCGCAGATAGGATTCGTTGATCTCGCCGCGCTGGACCGGACCGTAAAACTGGCCGTATTTGCCTTTCAGATAATCACTCAGCGTAATGTCGGGATGCGTGCGCCGCAGCGCGTTCAAGCGATTGAACAGCGACTCGGCGACTTCCGTGCGCTTGCCCGCGGATTCTTCGTGGGTCAGCACGCCCGCCAGAAAGCGCTTCAGCCGCGGATTGGCGTCAAGCTCGTCCTTGATCCATCTGCGCTCGTTGCGCAGATACGCACTCGACGGTCCGCGATCGGGCTCATTGCTGGTCATCGAGCCAACCGGAGTCTCGGCGTCGGTATCTGGACCGCCCGGATGGCCGACTTCACGCGGCAGCAGCGGCGGCATCTTTGACGCTTCTTCGGCGATATTGCCGTAAGCGGTCGGTCCCGGACTCTCCTGCATGTGCATCAAGTCGTATTGGCCGCCGCTGTGGAAATAGCCGCCCCATGAGAACGGCATTTTGTCGGCGCGCGATTGCCGCGCCACATCAAGCGCAAACTCGTGGTAAGCGGCAAACTCGTGGGTGCCGGGGCCTAGCCCGATATTGCGCAGCCAGCCGACGCCGGGCTCGTAAAGCTGCATGTCGAGCGCGCGGCCTTGCCGGTGCAGCGATGTCGGCCGCCCATGGGTCGGCGAATAGCCCGACGTAATCTTCCACTTCCAGCCCGGGTGCTTGGCCATGAACTCGTTGGCACCCTTCTTGACGTTCTCGACCAGCCGCGGATCGACGCCGCGAAGCTGCACTTCGGATTCCGGCGGTGCATCCTTGGCTTGCTTCGGTGCCGCTTCTCCACTCGGGCTACCCGGCAAGCCTTTGACGCCCGCCATGCTGTCGGGGCCGTAATAGCCGCGACGGCCCGGACCCTTCGGCGGTAAGCGTTCTTCGGGACGAATACGGTCCTTGGTGTCGTCGGGGCGGGGCCGTGCCCGCGGGCCGATATGCGGCCGGAACAGCGGTCCGGTGCCGCGCGACGGCCGACCAAATCCGCGCGGCCCCATCGGTTCGCTGCCGGGATGGCCGCCGCCGGGGAAGCCGGGCAGCGGTGCCATATGCTCGTCGGGCATGACCGCGAACTCGTCGGCACTGGCATCCTCGTCGATGTCAATGTCGATGTCGCCGACCTTCTTTTGGTCGAGCAGAATCACGCCAGCCTTGGTCATCGCCGCTCAACCAATTGCATCAAGTTCCAGTCCCATTCCTTGCCGCTTTCCATTTCCGAGAACACAATCGAATAGGCCAGCCCTTCGCCGGTCCCAAGATAGTGCGCCACATCAAAAGGGACGCCGTTCCGAATCAGCCAACAGGCGCGTCGGAAGCCAGCGTCCCTGACAAGTTTTTTGCTTCTTCCAGCGGCTCGACAGCCGGTGCCGCTTTGACACTCAAGCGCACCAGCGCCCGGCCCGCAGCGGCGAGACCTTCAGCATCAAGCTCGTCAAAGATCGAGCGCAACTCATTATACGAGCGCGGGAAGGCGATGATCTTTTGCTGGCCTTCCTCATGGATTTCACACACCGCCGCCGCCAGCAATAGCGGCGCGCGATGCGACAGATCAAAGCGGGTGCCGTCCGGCCGCGGCACCATCTCGAAACCGGACAGATGCGGTGTCATGCCGACGATCTCGGTCTGCTCTGAGGGGTGCAATAGCCGCACCGTGATGATGCGGCCGAAGTCATCGGCCTCTTTTTCACGCAAGCGATACCGCTCACGCGCCTGTCTGGCGGTGAGAGCAACCATGATATTTCCCCCTGCTTGGCGTTACGATATTCGGATTTTGTCGCTGGCTAATCCGTCAAGCCGGATCGGTATCGTCTTCTCCCGGCTGATGTCGCCATGATCGATCAGGTACATCACGCAGTTGGTGTACTGATAGCGCGAGATCGAGTTGTCGGTGTTGTGGATGTACTCGTTGAGCACACCGGGCAGCATGATCTGGCTGGCTTGGAACGCGGCCGAATAATCGACCATGTAGTCTTCCAACGTCGGCACCGCGCGCGTAATCACGAACTCGACACGATAACCGTCCGGCACATAGCCGAACCGCGGCACATTGTTGTACGGCATAGTCTTGAGATCGTGTTTCTGTCCGTGGATGCGGACGCTCTGCACGTCGCCAATATCGACGATCGCGCCGGTATCGCCACGAAACCAGATGAACGTGTAGTCTACGCCGACATTCATACCGTTGACTGGCATGACCTAATCTCCCTTTCCTTTCCTTAGTTAAAACTAGAACGCGGTGTTGACGGCGCTGCCGAGCGTATTCGGCTGTGCCGCAAGCGAAGCCGCCGACGGTGGCGTTGATTGCACGTTGACGGTGACGTTACCGCCGCCCATGAACTTGACGACGAAATAGCGGACGACGTTCAGATAACGAACCTGCCAGTACAAGAACAAATAACCAAGTGCTTGTAGGTTAGGCGGGTTATTTGTTAAGTCGCAGGTCACCAGCCACGGAATGTCGATCATGCCTTGACCGTTGATGCCGAGTCCGACTTGCGGTGAGGCAAGCTGCGCCGACAGACCGTCGAACAATGCCTTGGCCTGCGCCCGGGTCATGTCATTCGGCTGGATCGACTGCAGGCGGCCAACGAACGAGCCCGCCGCTTTCGACTGCGACGTGCGGATCAGGAAGTTGGTCATCCGCGTATATTCGATGCCGTTCGCCGCGGTGTTAGACGAAGCGTTGCGGCCGGTAGCGAACGAATAGTAATAACCGCCGGGCGACGACAGTGGCCCCAACACGGTGTCGATGCCGCCGGTATTGATCAGCGACAATTCAACGTCGCTGTAGGTCTGGCCCGACTGCGTGCGCTGCGTGGACGAGATGCCCTGCAGCGGCTTGTTCAACGGCGATTGCTGCGGCGACAGGTTGCCGAGAATGCCGAGACCGAACGCACTCGGGTTGATCTGCCGCGACAGCCCGTTATAGCTGTCATAGAACGTCGGCCAATCCCCCAAGATCAGCCAGAACCACGGCGTGTCGATGCCGGACGAGATGCGCGTGGCAAGGCAGTTGGAAATGGTATCGCCCGATACCGTGCCAAACACCGCCAAGCAGGTTTCGCTGAGCGCAAACGATCCGATCGCCGCATAGTCGGCATTAGTGGTCAGGTCGCACAGCGTGAAGCCGTCAACATTAGCAGCCCGCAACGCATACATGCCCTTGCGTGGCACGATGTCCTGGCCCATCAGGATGGCGTCAGTCACGCCGGAATCGCCGTCGGTGCCGCCGGTCATGGTCAGCGGCGTCGCCAAAGTCGGCCCCGCCGTTGACGAGCCAGCCGATGCCACCACAATCATCGACGGGGCATGCGTGATGGTGCCGGTGTTGATCGCGTTAGCGGCATTGATCCAGAACTGGTTGCCGACGCCGCCGATATTGTTGAACTGTTCCGGCACCAAACCCGGGAAGCTCACGATCAGCATGTAAGTATTGGCTTGCGAGCCGTTGACGACGTCGAAGGTCACCTGATTGCCGAGCGTGCCGCTGTATTTTGCGGTCAAGGTCAAGCCGGTGCCGCCGACGCCAGAACCGCCGGTCAGCGTTGCGCCCGACAGCGTGATCACCGTCGAGGATTTTGCCAACGCGATCGAGTTGCCCGCCGTGCCGGGCGATGCCGCCAAGATAGTCAGCACCAAGCCGTTGAGCGAATAGGTGCAACCTTTCAAGTTTGGATCGTTGGAGTTTTGCAGCACGTACAACAAGTCTTGTAGCGTCTGCTGCACCGTCGCTGCGATCAGCGCGCTGGTGAACGTGATCACCGTGCCGTTGATGGTCAGCGTATCGTTGACCGTTGGATTGCCCGAGAACGTCGCCGTGCCGCTAGCATAAGTGCCGCCGGTCCCGACTGACAGCGTTGCTGCTACGTCGGTGCCGTCCGAAACGCGCACGCACTGGAAGCCGATCGCACCGCCGACCTGACACGCCGCCGAAACATAGGACGCAATGTCGTGGTTGCGCACTTTCGGCGGACCGAGCTGGACCGCGCAATCGACCGGCTTCGAGACCGGGATCAACGCATTCAGCGGACCCCACGAGCCAACGCCCACCAAGCCCTCGATGTTGGTCGGAAGGCCGAGCAGCAGCGGAGTCGGAAGGATAATATCCCCGTAAACGCCGGGAACGGTAAGCGCAGCAAGATTTTGCTGACCATCTAAAAACACAGGCATGGTGTTGTCTCCTTATTGCGCGACCGCTTAGCCCGTTGGCGGCGTCTGATCCGGTGGCGGCTGATCGGGAACGAAAACGCGCACGACGCGGAAGTCGTGATCGGCAAGCACCTTGGCGATCTCGTCAGGATCGGTGATTTCCTGACCTTTGACGTAGCCGTGGAACGGTTGGGTAACGACGTATTTGTAGGCCATCGCGAATGTCCTCTAGGTTTGCGCGTTGATCGGCGGCGCGTTGTATTGCGGGCTAAGACCGTACTCGTTGGTGATCTGCACCGAGACCGACGTAACGACGAAGCCGGGGAACGTGGTCAGCGTCGCGTACTCGGCGAGATAAACCAGATCACGGCGGTAGATGGTGGCGACCTGCTGCTCGTCGGTCTGTGTCGTATGCGACGGCAACAGCAACGCCATGGTGCCGTCGGGCAGATTCATCTTCAGGCAGGCGCGCGGATTGTCGTATGGCCCCTGCTTGAGCACATTATCGACCGCCGCGGCGAGCACACTGCGCGAATGATGATCCGGTGCCCATACCGTCACCATGATGCCTTGGCGCTGGCGATGTGATGTCTTGCCCAAGACTCCAGTCGCGCCTTGCCGCACATCGAGTTGATACTTGGCCGGTACGGTGAGCGTCGTCGCGGTACTGGTGGCGGCATAGCCTTGCGCCACCGCTTGCGCCGCAAGATCGGCAAGAAGGCTAGCGGTTGTCGTATCACCGCCATGCGCGCCCGCTGATGGTTGATTGCCTGCCGAGATCGCATAAGTGCGATCGATAATGATCGACAGATATTCGCCCGCGACCGGCTGCCCGCTGACCGTAATGACGGTGCCCGCGGTGCTGACAGTCAAACCGTAAGCGGGCGGCGTGATGACATAGGTCTCGTCGAGCACCTGATAGATCGCAGGTGCCGCCGCGCCGGGCACTGGATAGATCGAGATGTTGACGACCGGGCCGTTCGGCCGCGGCGCGGGCGTTGCCCCGGGCGACGGCAGATATTTGCCGCTGACGTCGAGATCGAGTTGATCCGGCAGCGGCCAGCCCTCGTAAATCCGCACATCCATCGGCTGCGTAAAGCCGGGCGGGACCGGCGCAATCGACGGCTGGCTGGTGCCGTTCGGATAGACGATCGCAGCAACCTGCTGCGTCAGAAACGCGGTGACGTCGGAAAGATCGGCCACCGCTTACGCCTCAAGCCGAATGCATTCCAACTGCCAGCCGATGGACGTCCACATCGCCGACGCGACGCCGTAGCGGTACATATCGTCGTCGATAACAATGTCGCGATCGCGGATGGCGTTCTTCGGCACCGCAGTCGGCGGAATGTTGATCGTCCACGACGGTCGATAGACAATATCGGCGGGCAACAACGACGAGCGCGTGCGCCCGGCAGCCTTAGACGTGATCGCGCAAGGCACCGCGGTGAACAGCACGTCTTCGCCTTCGACGTCGGTCCCGATCGTCGGCTGCTCGCCGCCGGAATAACCAACATCGCCGATCTGCGTCGAGCCGGTGCCGGTGCCCGCGACAGTGCGCTGGCGATGAATATCGCAGGTACGCTCGTACAGCGTCTGCGTGGTCATTCGTGCTGTTCCTCGGGCTCGACTTCAGTGCGCTCCTGACCGGCAGGCGGGATCGGCAAATAATTGTCGTGCATGCCGACCTTGAAGATCGACGGCACATGCTCGCCCGGGTCCATACCGCGGCCACCAAACAACGAAGTCGCGTTCGGCAGATTGCCAGCGCTGGCACCGCTCTGTGTCGCCAGCGTATCGAACCGGATCGCCGACGCGCTGTAAGCCTTGAAAGCTTGGCTGAAGGACAGCTTCATGGTGCCCGCGGCCTGATCAACCTTGCGGGCAAAGCGATTGGCGATCTTGCGGCAGCAATCCGCAGCCGCGCCGTACAGCGAGCCGTTCGAGGCCACCGCTTCAGCGATCTCCTCGTCCTGCAGCAACGGATCGGTCGAATCCGCATCACCGATCTGATCGCGGATGTAATAGACCGGATTGCTGTTTAACTGGTCGTAACTATAGGACCATGTCATGCGGCGGCATCCGTGAACTTGGTTGACGTGATGACAAACAAACTGTCAGCGACGGCATCGATATTGCCGCTGCCTTCCCACCGATAGAACCAGACGCCCGCCAGCAAACAGACGATGCCGAAACTGAAACTCCCGACTGCCGGATGCACGAAATTCTGCGTGATGATCTGTTCGGTATTGCTTGGATCGAGCACGCGCAGCTTGACCGTAGTCGGATCAACCGGCGCTGGCGGCGTCTGCGTCGGATCGGTAAACGCGACCGATAGCGTCACTGGCGAGCCGTAATCGTACAAGTTCATGCGTCGCTCACTTCTGCTTCGCCGCCCACCGCATCGCCCGGAATTGCCTTGCTGCCCGGCGCATCGCCAACCGTTGCCAATTTTGCCGCGCTATCGGCGATGACAGGCGCATCAGTCACCCGATCGCTCGCCATCGCGATATAAGTGGCGCGATCACTGACAACCGCGATGCCTTTGGGCGCGCTCGGCCGGTTGACGAAGAGACCGGCAATGCTTTGCCAGATTGCGGTCAGGCGACCAATCAGACCGGCAATCCCCACCATCTGACCGGCGCGCAACGCGGCGCGAGCCGTCAACATGCCGCGCAGGAATATGGTCGCGATATTGCGCGACGATTGGCTGGTCATCGCCACAAACGTGCGGCCCGCCAATGCGGCGCGGCCGACCACACTGCTTCGTGACTGCAACGCAGCGGTCAGCGTTGCAGTAAGCGCGGCTTTACCGACCAAAACCGCACGCCCGCGCGACTGCACGACCGTCAGCGCGCGCAGGAACAGATAATCGACGAAGATGCCGGACGATTTGACGGCGGCCGTCATCCGCGCCGCCAGCGCCGCCCGCCCGATCAGAAACGACGCCGCCATGTTCTGTGCGGCGGTTCGAGCCGCCAGCGCGGCAGTCAGCGCCGGGATGATCGCTCGTGATCGGGTTTGCGCGGCAAGCTGCCCGGTCAAGAAAATGAAGATCGCCGCAACGATCCCGCCGCGACCTGCCGATGCCGCGGTCATCCGCGCCTGCAACGGCACCGATCCGACCAGCGCGGCTGCGCCTTTGACCGACGCTGCCATCCGCGCCGCAAGAGCCGCAATCTCGCCGGTAACCGCCCGCGCTTTGGCCTGTGCCGTCAGCGCGCCATGCAAAGCCGCGGCACCAACCAACGCCGCCCGGCTGTAGGTTTGGGCCGCGATCCTGGCCGCCAAAGCGGCCGACCCGACCAATACCGCCCGGTTTTGCACCGTGGCCGCCGTGCGGGCGCTTAAGCTCGCCACAGCCTTGATCGCTGCCCGCGCACCGGCCTGCGCCTGCAGCACTGCCGCCAGCGCAACCGCCAGTGAAGAGGCAATGAGGCCGCGGCCAGCACTCGCCGCGGTAAGCCGGGCCGCCAAGGCAGCCGCCCCGATTACCGCCGCCCGGCTGCGGGCTTGCGCAGTGGTCCGGGCGATCAAGTTGGCGGTAGCGGTGGCGGCACCGCGCGCCGACATGATAGCAGCAGCGCGAGCCATCAGCGGCACCGCGCCCGTTGCCAGCGCCCGTGCCTGCGTTTGGGCTCTTAGCACCGCGCTCAGCGCCAGTGCCGCCGCCTGGAATAATGCGCCGTGTGCGGCGGTAGCGGTAGTGCCTCGTGCCGCCAGCCCGACCGCGCCAGTCAGATTAGTCCGGCTGGTAACGGCAGCGGCAATCCGGCCCCAAAAATTGAACTTGACCGCCGCTATGAGCCCGCTGGTCTGGACGACAAGTCTGCCCGCCAGCGGCAAAGCGAAGCCGACAAGCCCGCGCGAGGTCGTGACAGCGCTTATACGCGCCGCCAGAATGACGTTGCCGAGCACCGTGGCGCGATTTTTTACCGCCGCGGTAGTTCGGCCCGCCAAGACTGCCGCCGCCGTAAGACCGGCGTTGCCCTGCGCGCGCATGCTGGCGGTTGCGCGAAGCAACAAGCCAACACCAGCACGAGCACTGGCAGCGGTCGCCGCCCGGGCCGCCAATATCACCGACCCGGCCAGCGTGCTGCGCGCGGTGGCTTCGGCAGTGAGCCGAGCGGTGAGGGGAACCGCACCCGTCACCACCGCACGCGCCGACGACAGCGCCTTGAGTGCGGCAGCGAGATACAAGAGCGCTGCAGTCGAAACCGTACTGCGACCGGCTGCCGCCGCGATCGTGCGCCCGACCAGCGGCACCACGCCGCTGAATCGCGATCGGGCGCTGGCCAGCGCCGTCAATGTAGCCGTGATCGGCACCGTGCCGACGAGCGCTGACCGGGCAACCGCTTGCGCCTTGGTTGCCGCGGTCAAAGCCGCTCGACCGACAGCCGAAGCTCGTGCTGTCGCGGCGCTTGCACCGCGCGCTGCCAGCCCCATCGTGGCGGCAGCGCGTGCGACGGCTTGGAACTTGGCCGTCGCCGCTAACGCTGCCCGGCCGATCATGGCCGCCCGCGAGACGGCATTAACGACCGAACGGGCCGCCAACGCCGCCCGGCCGGTCAACGTGGCCGTCGTATAGCCAAGCTCAGCGAAGGCACGACCGGCAAGCGCCGCCCGCGCGGTCATCGCCGCCGTCGTGTAACCAAGTTCGGCGAACAACCGGCCTGCCAACGCGACCGCTTGCGCCTGCTTTTGCGAGAACGTGGTGATCGGCAGCGCGGTGAGCGTCTGCGCCGCGATCGTGCCGAAATAGACCGGCAGTTTGTAGACCGTCGAGATCGCTGAATTGGTCCAGCCGACCTCGCACATCGTGTTGCCTTGCAACGCCGCTCTGGCGGTGAGCGGGGCCAAGGTGTAGCCGACTTCGCTAGTGGCTCGACCGGCGAGAATCGGGAATTGCGTAAACGCGGTCGGCGTGATGACAGCGGTGTTGATGCGGAAAAAGACGTTGTCGCCGTTCGAACCGCCGATAGTGGTTTCCTGCCACTCCAACTGAAAGAACAGATATTCGTACATCAACGTGATCGCGCCGGGCGTCCACGTTGTCGTACCCATGCCATTGACGTCAGTGGTGGTCGATAGCGTGACCGCGCTGCCGACCAACGAGCCTGATGTCAGTTCGCGGGCGGATGTGCCGTTGGCGTTCTTCGACGCCCACACCCGCAAATTCAAATGGCCGATGCAGCCCGCTGTCGAGGCACGAAGATTAAGCCCGAGCGTCCAAGCGCCAGCGAGAAAACTGCCGTTGTACGCGGTCGGCGAGATAAACGAATCGCCCGCTGTCGTCGCGCCCGAGCCAGTGCCTGCGGTCGGACGAGTCTTAGCGGATATGAATGATGTGGATGCGCCGGTCGCAATCGATGCCGCCGTCGCACCTAAAAACGCTTGATAGTAATTGACCGGTAGTTTGTTGACCTGCCAGCCGAACGCCGTGTTACCCGCCGTCGGCGCAGTGCCACCGTCCTGCAACTGCCCGAACCAGCCGGGCGAAACCGCAGCCGAGCCGAGAATATAAAACGGCCCGCCCGCCATCAGTCATCGACCCACGCAAACGTATAAGTGCAGCCGGGTTTATCGGCAATGTTGGACGGGTCTTGAGGCCACAGCGCGCACGCGCTCAGATAATAAGAATTTTCCTGACCGGACGGCACCGCGCCGGTATGACCGGCGCAAAAGCCGTTGCCGTTCGGATCGCCCATATGCCATTCGAACAGCGGGCAATAACCTTCGACAACAGCGGGGCGCGGTCTGTTCTCGTCAGTGAACGGATCGCCGACGCAACATTGCCCACAGCGGCAGCAATAGCCGGAACGGACCCATGACATGGTGATCCCTTAGAACGTGCCGCCATCGGATGTGATCAGATTTCGGAAATTGGTGCCGTCGAACGCGATATGCGCCACGCATTGCGGATCAAGCGTCATGTTGGCGGCACCGTCGATGGTCCCGCTCGCAGGTGTGAACGTCACCAGTCCGGTCGTTAACGCATTCGTATAGTGGCAGTGCCAGCCGTAACCGATTGCGCCCGCCGTCGATAACGTGACGGCGCATGACGCCGCCGTGGTGAACACAATCCAACCGTCAAGATCGGCGATCACCGTGGTGTAGGTCGTGCCGGTGACGGTGGTCGGGTTAACAAAACTGTCGAAAGCGTCCTCGACCGAATAGATCAAACCGACTTGCGGCGCGGCGCTGAAATTGACCTTGGCATTGGCGGCAGAGGACAATCGGATCGTGGTGCGCGCCAGAACTGGCCCGGTGGTGTTGTAAGCGCCTTCGCCGTATTCCCACTGCGACAGATCGGCAGACTGCGCGCGATAACGATAGGTGATGCCGTTGACCGCACCCGCGCTCGCTGGCGTCAGAAAGCCTTGCACCGCCGCCGACACCGTCCAGTCGGTAAGCGCGCCCGCCGTCGGGACGAACAGCACCGAATCCAGATAGCCGTAGTTCGTTGCCACATTTACGCCTGCGACAGAATAAGCTGACCGGCCGAGAACGATGCGGTGACGTTGGCGGCGATCGCCTGCTGCACGATCTGGCGGAAGTTGCCGCCGCCGGTCGATGTGGTGTTGACGCCGAGATTGAACGTGACACCGGATGGTGATGCCGATGTCAGCACGCCAGCCCACGTGCCGCCCGTGGTCGGCAAGGTCGCGCCGTATTTCGCCGTCACCACGCACGGCGTCGCGGCAGCCGGAACGTCAGCAGCAAGATCGGTCGATAACACGCCCGGCGTTGCCGACGTGCAAGTAAACGGAATCCATTTGAAGTTGCCGAGATAATCCCATGCGATCATATTGCCCGCAGTGACCGCATCATAAAGCGCCCACGACGTCACCGTGCCCCACGAGCCACCGGCTTGCGCAAACGTCACTGCCGCGCCGCTGGTCGAAGCCGCTGGCACCGTCGCCGGTTCGTTGCCGGACGAAGCAACAGCAGCGGGCCATGCCGAGAATTGTAACTGATCGGTCGAGCCGTTCGATGCAACGGCAGCGTTCGCGGTCAGAACCAACGCAGTGCCGGTATAGGTCGAGACGGTGCCAACCTGTGCGCCGCCCGCAATGGTGTTGTCCCAAACATTCATGCCCGGCACGACCCAACCGGGATTGGTCGCCGCCGTGATGTTGGGCGTCGATGTCGTCCACGTCGCGGTCGCGGCGACCTGTCCCGAGACTTGCACGCGAGCATAACCCGTGCCACTGGCCTCGGTGCCGCCAGTACCGGCATCAGACGTTGGCGCAGTGACAAATAAGGCTAGGAAACGATTGACGAGCGCTGGCATTGCGCGGCGGCCCGCCATCCAATCGAGCGTCGCTTGTGCTGCATAGTCGGCTTGACCTGACATGCTGGTGATCCTTTAGGGTTTGGAGTCGCCGCGCACGACAGCTTCAGGCACTTCGACAGCACCTTCGATCTTGCCGTACTTGTCGGCACAGTCCTGACAGAGATAAAAAACGTGCTCGGCCCATTCCGGCGAGACCAGCCCGCCATCGCAGGCGCAGTTGGCGCAATAGACCCGTTCCATGAACAGGCGACCGACCGGCGTCAGCGCTTCGGTCTGCTTGTTGGCGCGATCGAACTTGAGCCGCGAATCCGGTAAGCCCTGCTCGAACTCGCGATTCCACGACAACCGCGTCATACGCCTTCACCGAACTCGACCGAAAGCTCGATCGGGATCGTGGTGCCGGTAGCAATGGTGGTGATCTCCATGTCGATCGGCTGCGTGCCGCCCGACATCAGCTTGAACCGATTATCCGGCTCGGTGCCAACCCAACCGCCCATGCCGCCGGTTTGCGCAAAGCCGACCGACAGCCGCTGCACCAAGGTGGTGCCCGCTACGATGCCGGTGGAATCGACAACCCATTGCGATTGCTGCGCCAGCACACTGCCGAGCCGCATGTTCTTCGCGGTGATGGTAGCGACGCCGCCGCCGCTATAGATGGTGCCGGTATTGTGCTTGACGCGCATGCACGCGCCGCCCGCCGTTCCCGACCGCGCCGCCACATAGCACGCCGCCAACGATACCGTTTCCTGATTGGTGATCGTATGCGCCGCAATGTGCGTCGATTCGGTAGCAGCCGTGCCGTTAGTTTGCGTGACCCGGTTCAAGTCATAATAGAACGGCATGTTCAGATGCCTTCGCCAAATTCAGCGGTCAATTCCAGCGGCAGCGTCGTGCCCGCGGCGATCGATGTGAACTCGGTATCGATCGGATTGACGCCGTTCGGCTGCATGATGATGCGATTGGTGATCTCGGTTGCTTGCCAGCCGCCCGAGCCGCCGGTCTGCGCAAAGCCAAACGACAAGCGTTGCGTCAGCGCGGTGCCCGCAGTGATCGCCACCGAGTCGTTCGTCCAATTCGACAGCGCAGGCATGACTGCGCCGAGCCGCATATTGCGGGCTTGCGGCGTTTGCGCGGTGCCACCGGCATAGATCGTGCCGGTATTGGTCTTGACCCGGACCGCACCGCCGCCTGCGGTCGCGCCGCGACCAGCGGCATAGAGCGCGGTGATCGACAGCGTCTCTTGGTTCGCCGTCGTGTGCGCGGTGAGATGCGTGACTTCGGTGCCACCGACCGAGCCGGTCGCGGTGACGCGGTTGATGTCGTAATAAAAAGCCAAGGCGATCTCTCCTATTGCGTGACGCCCGACGTATCGAGATCAACTTCCAGCGTGGTGCCCGCATAGGTGCCGACCGTGGTCAGCTTGGTGCGCCATTGCGAGCCGACGATACCGTCATTGACGGTGCCCGCCGCCAGCGTGCCATCAGTCGCCGCTGCCGCGGTGGTCTTCGGCGTCAGCGAACTGACGTTGAACAGTGTGCGCAGATTGACCAGCGCAATCGCAATCGCGGCAACATCGCACCACGTCTTGCCGCCATCGAACGACGTTTGCAGCCACACCGTGCCCGACGTGCCGCCCGAGCCGTAAGTGAAATTGACCTGCACGCCGACATTGGTCGGCACGCCGACCGGCGATCGGATTTGCAGCACCGGCCCGACTTGCGCGGTGACCGCCGTGGTGATCGGCGTTGACAGCAGCGCGGGCATTTATTTGGTCCGCCACGTGCCAGCGCTGAAACAATAGAAAATCGTGACGCCACTCGCGACCGTCAACGAATACGCGGCGTTCTGGCCGAGCGCGTTGATCTTGTCGCCGCCCGACGCGCCGCCCTGAGCCGCCGACGACGGCCAGATATTGGCGGCATTAGTCGTGGCATCGTTGGTGATGACGATTGACGCGCCAGCGATAGCCGGTGGCAATCGCAAACTGTCGCCCGCAGTGCCGACCGTAGTGATGCGGTTCTGTGAATTGTTGACCAGTTGCGCGCCCGCCTGCGTGTTGTTCGGCGACGCCGATGCAGTGATGTTGTCGAGCGACGAGCCGTAGAACTGGCCGCCCTGCGATTGATATTGCGTCGAGACAATGGTCTTACCCTTGGCCCGATCAACAAAGCCTGTCGGCATGATCGTAATCCTTTCCTATTTGACCCGCGCCAGCGTTTCCGCTGCCTCGCGGGTCAGCGGCTCGTCGTTGAGCCGATGTCCTTCGATGACGTTGAACTGACCTTTGCCGACCGCAACGATAAAACGATCGCCGGGCGCAGGCGCAGCCTCGCGGCGCACCACTTCGGTGCGGGTCGGATAGACTTCGATATAGCCAGCACTCGACAGCGCGCGCCGATTGGCCAGCGGGATCGAGCGGACTTCGTCGGCGGACAGATGCTCGCCAGCCTTCATGCGCACATTGCCGCGCGTGAAGCCCATGCGAATGCGTGCACCGCCGATATCGTGCTCGGCAATTTCCAAAGGCATGATTGTGAGTCCCTAGAGAAGCGGGAACGGCGAGGGTCGGGGGGTGGTCAGAGGGGGATCAGACCATGACTGGCTCGCCGCCCATCAATACAGCAGCGACGGGGTGACGGGAATTTGATCGCTACTGCACGATTCCGCTGAAGTGGTAGCCAAGATCGGCACCGATCACGAGCATATCGAACGCCATCTCGCCTTCGGTCCGTATCGTTTCCAGACCAAGCCACGGCATCGGGATTTGCGCGACCCGAATGCCCATGGTGTTGATGCCGGTAAAACCGGACCACGGGAAGATATAGCCCGCCGACGGCACCATGATCCCCGGCTCCGGTGCCGCGTGAACAAACAACGCATCCTTGGAAGCGACGAAAGAATACGTTGGCGTTGCCACTGAACCCGCACCGCCGACTGCTTGCTCTGGCGTGGTGTTGTAGACCGCTTTCGAAACCACGAGCTTCTCGATGTCGAAGCTCGCCGCCAGAAGCTCGGGCGTGATCTTCGAGGCATCGGCCCGGGTCGTATACTTGATGCGGTCCACGACCAACGGGTGCTTGCGTAAACCCTGATAGACCGGGAAAGCGAGCAGCCCGCAGTTCAGTTCGAAGCCGGTGTTCTGCAGGATGGTGGTCTGCGCCGTGGCGATGTCGGTGTACGGGTCGCCGTTGGCGTCGTCGTTCCAGAACGGCGGTGCGCCCGATCCCGGCGTGCCGCCCGCGGTGCCAGTGACATCAGTGCCCCACACACCGTTAGTCAGAAACTTCTGCATGAAGATGCGGTCGCGTTTGATCAGCAGCTTTTGCATGCAGAAGCGTGTGGTTGAGACGTCCATATTGACGGCAGGATCGGCGTTGCGCCGGGTCTGCGCGCCAAGGTCTTTGTGGTATGCCCACACGTTCGCCGAATAGCTGTTAGTTGACAGATTGAAGCCGCCGCCAACTGATTCGGCCACGTCGGCGCGCTCTTGCGCCTCGTCGCGGTAGAAGTCATCTTTCGAAAACATGAAATATTTATCAGTTTGATGCTCTACCGGGACGTTGGCGAACACTTGGTCCGCAACGTAGTGGGTTTGATCCTGAATGTAGGCTGTTGCGATCTGCGTCAGAGCAGCCTGCACATGGACCTGCTGTAAAAAGGGCTGTGGCATTGGGATGATCCTTTCTGTGCTGCTGCGTCAGCCGTTTGGCGTATAGACCAGCATGTCGATCATGGCGTTCGCGCCAGCCGCCGACTCAAGCGCCATTCCGACCTTGCGACCGGACGAAAACGTAATCGCTCTGCCGTTAGTATCGGACTGCAACTCCTGACCGGCGGTTACCGCCGCGCCAACGACAACCTTGGTGATGCCGTTGATCGCAACGTCACAGGCTTGACCTTGCGCTGGCGCGTTTTGCAACACGCCGTAACTCACGGCACCCGCCACGGTCTGCAAAGTCAGAGTGCGCGGACCTGACAGATACACAATGAGAAACTGACCCGAGCCTTGCGGGCCGTAGAGCGGTGAAGCCGGATTCCAGTAGTTGGCTGCTGCCTGACACTGTGCACCGTCCTTCATCAATGGGGCTTCTGTCGTCATGACAATGATCCTTTCCTGACGGTGCGCTTACGCGGCGCGGCCCGACTCACGCGCGTCTTGAATGCGCAGAGATTTGTTCGCCGGGTCTGTGTAGACCTTGGAGAACGCTTGCTCGGGCGTGAGCTTTTCGCCCGGGTGATCTTTCAGATATTTCTGTGCCAGCGCGGCGAACTGGTCATAGGCCGTGCCGCCGCCGCCCAAGCCAGTGCCGCCGAACTCCTTGAACGCCCCGGCTTCCTTGGCCGCGGCAAAGCCGGACTTGGTCAGCGTCAACAGCTTGTCGATCGCTTCCCGGTCGCCCGCATAAGCCTTCTGCAGCGTTACGCCTTCGGCTTCCGGCAGCCCGACATCGACCGCGCGCTTGTTGAACGCGATCAGCGCCGCGGCGTCTTCCAGCTTCTTGACGCGCTCGATCGCGTCTTTGCCGTCGGCGATCTGCTTGCGAATGCCAGCGGGCAGCGCAAGCAATGCCTTCTCTTCCTTCTCTTCGTCTTCCTCATCCTTGCGGCGACGCGCTTTCTCCTTCTTTTCTTCTTCGTCGTCTTCCTCTTCCTCTTCCTTGTCGCCGTTGCCATTGCCGTTACGACGGCCGCGCTGCTTCTCGATCATGGCCGCGATCGCCTTGAGCGCATCTTCCTCGCTCGCGTCGTCTTGGAGACCGAGCGCTTTCAGAATTGCCGACATGGGTAACTCCTTTTTGTCGGTGGGTTGCTGCAGGGCTCGGTCGCCGAGCAGCGGTGATACGTGTTCGTGAAACTGCGTGAACGTCTTGGCCAGCATGTCCTCGCGGTCCACGTCGGCCTCGTCGTCCATGATCGACTTCACGGATTCAGCGAGCCCGGCCAACGCCGCCTCGAAACCATCGCGGGCGTCGCGTTCCGGTTCTCGCTTGAACAGATCGGCGAAGAAGTCGGCGACACGCTCGCCAACCGGCGCGTGTTTGAAGGCATCGGACAGTTCGCCGCTCAGCCCGAGCGCTTTAGCACGCCGCCGGATATGCGCCTTGGCTTTGGCCGGGTCTTTGGCCCGCCCAATCGCCTGCATGGCGTTGTGCAGATCGGATTTGTTGTGGATCGGGAACGAGCCGTCCGGCAGTGCCGCGCCGGACGAGGCGGCGCTGCGACGCTGTTCGGCCGAGAACTCGCGCTTGAGATATTCGGCGGCCGGTTCGGCGTCACTCCAGTTTGCAAAGTTATAAAGCGGTTCCTCTTCCCGTTTCATCAGCATGATCTTGACTCCTTCGCCAGCACCGCGATCAACCGAACTGACTTCGTTGATGCGCAGCCGCCGCAAAATCTTCGGCATGTCATGGCCTCTTGCAGTGAATCCATTTGGCCGCGATCGCGGCGCGCGCGGCATCGAGCGTCATCGCCCCGCTGCAGACTTTTTTGTTGAAGGCGTTCTCGTCCACGTCCTTGACGTGCGCCGAGCACGGATCGGTCACCGCGAAAATCTGCGGCCACAGATTGTTTGGATTGGTCGGATGACCGCCAAGCTCCAGCGGGATGAAGTGGTCTTCCTCGTAATCGAGCGGGTTGCCGGTCAGTCCGAGCCCGCGCATTTGGATGCGCTTCAATGTGCTGGTGTAGTAAACCGGCGGCCGTACCGTCGCAGTCCAGCCCGGCTTGCAGATCGTGGTGGCGATGTTGGCTTGCGTGACCTTCGGATTATAGACGCCCGCCACAATCAAGTCGGTCGCCTTGCTCTTGGTGGTGGCGCACCCGCAGAACATGAGAATGCACAGCGCGCTGCCGACCAAGACCCTGATAGTTGGCATTGATCAGCGCCGCCGTGGCCAGCGCGATCGCCAGCATGACTTCATGCTTGCTCTCGCCCCGCATGTCAGTGCAGATGCGCGCCGCAATCGTCTTGATGCGCTCGACGCGCGATTCAACATTCCATTGCTTCTCGGACATGATTCTCGGTTAGGGAGCGCTCGCGGCGTTGACGCCCTATGCGTCAGCCTTCAGCGACCGTATCTCGTGCGGAGATTCTCGTCGCGTCGATGATCGAGCAGGTGGGATGCCGCTCCTTCGCTCGGGTTGCCGCCGTGAGCGCTAGCCGTTTGGCACGAGCTTGGGCGCGGCCGATCTGCGCCCGTTCACGCCAGATTTCATAAGCTTCAGGGCTGTACCAACGCTGACCGACACGGCGCAGCCCGCGATCGGTGTTCTTCTCGCGATCAACGTAGTCGCGCAGCCATGCGACCGCCCGCCGATAGCGTAGCCAGTCGCCGGTCATGAACGCATCGACCATCTGCGCGAGCATGGCATCGCGCTGATCGAAGTGCATGTCAGCCCCAAATGATCGGCTGACAACGTCGCAGTTCGCATTCGATCTCGGTCTTCGACTGCTTGATCGGCTTCGGCCGCGGTTCAGCCGCCGCCGATAGCGTGCGCCAGCCCAAATCGGTCAGCACCCAAGCGCCATTGATATTCTCGACATAACCGTCACGCTGTAGCTGGAAGATGCGCGCGATCTGGCTTTCGTGAACTGGTCGCGGTGCGGGCGGTGTGAACATCGGCAGCCCCTTCGCGTATGAGTTGCAAGTTGCAAAACCGCAATCAAATCACCATGTTCAAGATGTGGAGTACCTAAAAATGCCCGTCATCAAATACGGCAGCTATGACGGCTATGCCGTGCGGTTCACCCGCTATGAAGCGTGGATATTGGCCGACGGCCACTGGCAAAAGACCGGCGTGGCGCAAGTGCTGCACGAGGCGGCGCTGCTGACCAAAGAACAATTCCACCGCGTCTACGGGGCCTTGCCGCCGATGCCGAGTGCCGCTTTCCAGTCGCCCGAATAGCTATCGAGCACCCGCTTATAAATCTCTTCACTCTTGGCGATCGCGGCATCATAAGCTTCGGGATCGGGATGCGGCCCATCCGGCGCGGTGTCCTGCATGATCTTGTACTGGACATGCCCGCCGCCCGGTCCCTTGGCATCCAGCATCTTCTGATCCATGAACTGCACTTCGCCGATCAGCCCATCCGGCATCCGCACGTTGATGGCACGATCGGCATAGTTCAGATCGGTCAGCTTCCACGGCTCGGTCACGATCTCGTAGCGCTGCGCTAGCCGCTCGATCGCCTCGTCGGCCTGCTCCGGTCGATCGATCACGAAGGTCATGCGCACCACGTCGGTGACTTGCGCGACCTGACCGCCGCGGGCCGGGTCTTCTGCCTTCTCGATGACGCGGTTAATGCCCTTCTGCGTCCCGACCTTCGAGCCGTTTTCCTTCAGCTTGATGTCAAGGTCTTTGGCGATCTGACGGCCAGCCGCCACCAGACGCGCCTGATCGTCCGGTGCGGCGGCCACCACGTCGCCGATTGTTTGCAGCGGCGAGCGGTTGGCCCAATCCTTGATGACGCCCTTGCGCGCCTTGAAAGCGTCGCGCGGGTCGGCGTTTTCAGGAAGCTCTGGCGTGTAATCGTCGGGCTCGTAACCGGCGACTCGTTCTTCACGCGGTGTCGGTTCGTATTCGTCGGAGATGACAAGCTCGACTTCGCACATGCAATTGGGATGCAGCGGCGGACCGTCGCCCGCATCGCCAAAATCTTCGTCGATGTCCTTCACCCCTTCCGCTTCAGCAGCCTGACATAGCGGGCAGGGATCGCCGTCGGTCGTCCACGTCTTCTTGACCGGCACGCCGCGCTCGTTGGCCAACCGGCCCATCTCCAGCGTGGCGTCATTCTGCGCGAAGCTGATCTCGGTCCGCGCGATCATCTCGGCACGATAGTCGGAAAACACGCCGGTATCCGTCAGCTTGTCGGCAAGCTGATCCATATCCCAATGCAGCGCCACCGCATCGGTGACCAATTGGTTGACGACGTCCCGGGTCTTGTCGCTGATCGCCCACTTGGCATCCGGGTTATCGACCAGTTCGCCGTTCTCGTTGACCGTCTTGCCGACCAGATTCGCGCCGCGTTCCTTGGCAAAATCGGTGGCGAAGGTGTGCAGCCGGTTGGCCACGTCGGTCGCCGTGACCGCGCCTTCCGGCAGTTCGTGCACCGGGTTGTTTAGCTCGATGCCGTTGAAGGCATACATTCCCGCGCCTTCCGACGCGGCCGCCATCGAGCGCTGCGCCTCGCGGACGAAGTCGTCGATGCCCGGACCGTTGAGCACGCCGTCTTCGATGTCTTCGTCTTCGGCCTTGCGGACCAGCGCCGCAGCCATACGATTGGCCATGATGTGCAGAAAGCGTTGCTTCTGCCACGCGAACAGTCGCTGTATCCGGTGATACAGCCGCGCCGCGTTAGTATGATCGAAAGGGCGCGCGCCCGAGCCGCCTGCCCCGGGCCTTTTCCACGTCCAAATTTAACGGCGAGTCGTCATCGCTGCTCTCAAAGGGCACCGACGACCCGCCGATCGAAAACTCCGGTAGGATGCCGCGCTTGTGGGCCGCCCAAAGCTCCGGGTCTTCAATCTGGTAGCCGACGATCCAGCCGATCTGATCATCCTTTTGGGTTAGCCCGAATGCCTTCATAAAATCAGGAGTAGTCAAAAAGGACATCACCAAACGGCCGGTGCCTTTGATATGGTGCATCACGCCGTGCTCGCGGGCATAGAGCATGTATTCCAGCACCGCGTTTTCCAGTTCCTTGACCGGGATAATGTCGCCCTGCTTGTCGATGATGTATTTGCCGTCCTTGGCGACCACACTGGCCCAACCAAAGATCATCTGCCGTTCCGGTTCGGCCTTGGCGATGTCCAGCGTCAGCGACCAGCGCTTCTCGGCACCGATGTCGGATTCGCTGGTATCGTCGCCCGGCTTCTTCGATCGCGCGGCCGCAGCTTCGATCGCCATCTGGCGCTGACGGCGACGGCGCGCATGCTGATTGCCGAGTGCAGTCTGTGCATGCACGTCGCCGCCGCCGGGCTGCTGCTTGACCGTTTCACAAAATAGCTTGGCGGTCCCGCCGCGATGTTGTCGCCAGATGCCGTAACACTCGCCGAGCGCAGCTTGCTGTTCCTTGCCTTCGCCCATGACCTGCTTGACGCAGCGGCCGACGAAGCTGCTTTGCGACTCGCCGCTGCTTGGTGTCGGCATTACAATGACCTTGTCTCACGGTCCAAACTGACCGTGGTAAAGTGGGATTCAACAGCGATGTTGGGCAGCGGTGCTTGCCACGGCCTTGAGGGCTACCGACGGCGCGGTCTAGTTCTCAAGGTGTCGCCGACCAGCGAGCTATCCCGGGACCGTGAGACGCCATCAGGCATCCTCAAACTTTTTGAACGGCGTGAACGTGATGTTCTCGTCGGTCTTGCCGCGGTATTCGCCGCACCAGCCATCTTCGGTGACCGGCGGCCAGCCGCCCTGCGTGATCAAGCCTTGCGGCGTCGGAATCAAATGCATGGTCGGCGCATGCGCACGGCACGCGCCCTGCTTCGGCTGCAGCCGTTCACGCACGAAAAACCTGCACGATTTACAGCTTTCCATTTTACGTGATGCTAATGGGAGTTACCGCGGCTGCGGCTGCGTTCGCCGCCTGCGATCGCTGCCAGCCGCCGATCGCATAGACCTGATCGGCAAACAACTGCGTGACCCAACCGGCCAGCAACTGCGTATTGGTCATCCCGGGAACCGACGACGGCAACGTCGCCACATAGTTCAACACCGTCTGCAAATCGGTATCGCTGATCGTCTTGTTCACTTGCACATTGGGCGCAAGACTCGACCCGCTCAGCGAAAGAGTAATCGTCGCCATTATTTAATCTCGCTTCGATGTGACCGACGTCACAGTATACCGCGCTTAGGCATGACAGCGTTCGCGCCGTTGAAACGGTGAGGAGCCGGTCATGTCCAAATCTGTTGTCGCGGCAGCGATCGCTTGTGCGATTGGTGTTGCCGTCACATTAGCCGCCACCAAGACGCACGAGTTCGTGCGGCCGATCGTCGTGCCTGCGGTCGATGAATCGCCGCTGCACGTTCACTTGCAAGGCAACCCGCACGGCGTTAGCCAGGATGCACCGCAGCCGTAGTTATCCACAACTTTGCATCTTGTGGATTACGCCGCGGTGTGCATAACTGCGTGCGCTCGGTGAGCCTCGTAAAGCAAATGTTGGGCAATAGCCGCAGCCCGGTCGTGGTGTCCATACGCTGTTAAACCGGCGGGTTTTTATCCACGAGGGTCGCGACGGAGTTCACCGGGCACCTTTCTCATGTTCCCAAGCATCATGACTGGCTTAGCCAAGGACCGGATTTGCCCCCGGTCCTTTCTCTTTTATGGATGATCGTTAAGCCACAGCCACAGCCGCCAGCACGTCGCCATGAAAGTCAGCGCAATAATCCAGTCGGCGATCACTTTGGCCAGCAATAGCGCGTCAGTGTTCACCACTTGAACGGTTCGCCATTGATGGTGAAGCCTTCGCGGCCCGGTGCCATGTGCCGTTGCTGGCCAAGAAACTGCGACTTGGCAGTCAACTGCTCGCGATCCAGCGCTTCAATCTCCTTCGGATCGGCGCGTTTTACCAATGGCGGGCGGTACAAATCGACAACGGGCGGCGGAATTGGTGCCATTCCACGCAACTGGCGCAATCTGTTGTGGGTCTCGCGGAACGTCGGGCTAAGCTTAGCCCAATTCGCCTCTTCGTAGGTCGCACCGTAACGCTCGGTCTCGACCTTCATCCGCTCGACGACGGGCGGCCGGTCGCGACGGACGACTTCGACGAGGCCGGAATAGGCTTCCTTGCCAGCCTGCTCGCCATCATCTTCGCCGCCAGTTTGCGTCGCCGCCAACCCGTCTTGGACGCCCGGCTGAAGCGAAGCCGTTGTTCGATCGGTACTTTGGCTCGATGTTTCATATGAAGCATTCTGAGCCGCTAGCCGCTCACGCTCAAGTCGCCGCCGTTCTTTCCGTGCCTTGCTTGCCATGGCGTCGATCCAGTACCTGCTTGGCCGCCGCGCCCATCAGCATCTTGATCAGCCCGGCCTGCGTGATCTGCTGCTGCTGAACTTGCGGCGATGCGCCTTCGTCATCCAATTCGGGGAAGCCCGCGGCGTCACGCACGTAGGCTTCTAATTCATCGTTCGGGAACAGCGGCATCCCGGCTTTGGCGATGTTCGCAATGAACGCGCCCAAGCTGTCGAGATCGAGCCGCTGCGGCATATCGGGAATAAACCGCGGCACCATGGCTTGCGGCATGCCGTTCATCTTGAACAGCCGCGGCAGGGCGAACCGATTGAGCACTTGCGCCGCGGCGTTGAGCCAGCCCTCGATCGCGGCGTAGAACATATCGACCCGGGTCATCGCCAAGTTATTGGTGCCGCGGACTTCGTGGCCGAGCTTGATGAAATCGGCCAATAGCGTCATCAGCATCTGCACCGAATGCCGCTCGATGGTCTTGTCGGGATCAACGGTCTGCCGACCGTGCTGCGGCGTCACCAGTTGGAAATCGTACATCCGCAGGTTGGTCGGCTTGCCTTCCTCGTCGCGGTAGGGATCGCTTGGCAACAGCGCGCCCATCTGCTCGTCAATACGGACCCGCGAGATCGCCTGCTTGTACATGGTGAAGGCGCGCTGCGCCGCGGCCACGTCGGGATCGGCGCTATTGGTCGAAGCCGCCTTGTCGATCAGATCGGACGGCACATAGAGCACCGGGAAGCCGCCCATGCGCTCGAACAAGATCGATTCCAATTCTTCCAGCCGCTTGACGAAGTAATAGTCGCGATAGGCATTGCGCAGCACACTGCGCCCTTCCGGGTTGTTCTTGTGGCTGGTCGGCCGGAATAGCAGCAGCTTCTCGATCGGAATGTCGATCAGCGTGCCCACCCATGGCTGTTGCGTCACGCCAGTGATCTGACCGTTGTCATCGAGAAACCACTTGATCACGGTCTCTTGGCCGCGGATCGGCAAGCGCCGCCAGCCGATCAGTCCGTCATTGTATTTCGACGTCGGCAGATTCTCGGGCTCGTTGACCGGCAATTCCTCTTCGGCGATTTGCTGTTCTTTCGGCTCCGGGCCAAGCCGCCGCTTATAGACGATCTCGTGCAGCGAATAGCCATAAGGCAGCATCGACAGCATCTCGACGACGAAGTCGTCCCACGTGTGGGTCATGTCGTCGCGTAGCGAGTCGGCGAACGCCGCAAACTTGTCGGCCTGCGCATTGTTGTCGATCGCCGGATCGACCCGCCACGTCACCTTGCGCATCGCTTGCTGGATCGTGAAGATCATCGCGCCGATGATCGACGAGTTATCCATCATCTCGCGATAGGTCCGCGCCGCCTCGCGGCCGACCAGTTCACGCAGAAACTCTTCCCGTATCCAGCCGCCGTATTGGCGTAAGCCATACGAGCCATAATCCGAGAAGTTCAGCCCGTAGCTAAGCTCGGGCGCGCGCCAGCCAAGCGACGAATCTGACAGTGCCGACGGCGTGCGGCGGATCGGTGTGGCGTCAGCCATGCGAGCGCGTCAGATTCTTGAGGATGATGCCGCACACCGCGCAGACATCGCCGTGCCAGCCGATGGTCTGCTGATAGATTGCATTCGGGCGGCCGTTCTCGCGGCGATGCGAGCAGCGCTTGTATTGATACTGATACGGCGTCTTGTTGTACCGCACATAAGGCGACTTACCACCTTGCTGCGATGGTGTGCGCATCAATGTCCCCGCCTATGTTGTTCGAGACGAATCAATCGTTCGTCGATCTTGTCGATCTGCTTCTGCAATGCCGCATCTCTGGCTTCGACTTCGCCAGACGACAGCAGTTTGTTGAGCAGTTGATCAAAGCGAGTAATGTCGAGCTTGGTGCTGCGCAGATCGTCAACCACGACGCCGATGGCGTCGGTGTGGCGACGAATATCTTCGCGATCGGCTGAAGCGCTGTCGCGAATCGCATTCAGTTCGCTGGTATAGCGCTCTATATCGACTTTGTTAGAACGTATGTTCGCCGTGACGCGATCATTTTCTTCAAGCTGGCGGCGGATCGCCTGTCGATCATTCGCAGTCAATTCCTTGACGGTGTTGACCTGGCTTTGCACCGCTGCCCACAACCCGCCGAATAGCGCCAGCACCAGCGACGCCGCCGAGATCAAAACCGCCCAATTAACCCGCGGGCCACCATTGCGCAGTCTGGCGAGCATCAGTCATCCCGTTCCCCGTCACTGCAGTGCGAAGATCGCCGTGCCCAAGCCAGCAAAACCAATCCCGGCGAGCAGAAATATCCAAAGAAACGGTGAGTTCATGTCCAGCGGGTGGTGGCTGATGTTGACGATTGAGAACAACACCAGCCCCGCACCGAGCGCGACCAAGAATGCCCCGGCCGCGATCACGTCTTGCCAAGCTCGATGGTGTCGTAATCGAGCAGCACTTGTTTGATCTGGCTGGCGTCGTGATAGACGTTCTGATACGGCCCGCTATCGCCCTGCTTGCGGCAGTGCAGATCACCGGGCCGCCCGGCCTTGGCCAAGATCACCAGCCCGACCTTGTCCGAAAACCAAGCCCGGTATTCGTGCGGTGCGCCAAGCGCATTGGAAAAGAACGCTTCCATCACCAGCGATCCCATCCGCGATGCCAGCCGAAGCCGGGTGCGCCCCAACCGAAGCCGGGACGGACGCCAAAGCCCGAGCCCCAACCGCCAACACCGGGTGCGCCCCACGCGCCGCCATAGGCGGGCGGGCACGAGCAGCCGCCGCCATAGGCGGCACCGTAGGTCGCCGCACCAACCGCGGCCGCGGTGGCCAGCGGTGCGCCGACCCGCCAGCCGACGCCGACATTGCGCCGCATGACGCGCCGATGCACACCCGCTACCGAGAACGGCGTTAGTGGCCGTCCAATGCGCGCTTGAGCGTCACTGACCGTGATCGACGTGCCGTCAAATGACAGCGACATCGCGGCCAATACCGTAGCAGAAGCGAGCAGAACTTTACGCATTCCCATTGTCTCCGCTTTCGAGGATCACTTGCGCCTGCTCAACTGTTTCCATCACCTGTTGCTTCAAGGCAGAGATGATCAAAACAGCGTTACAGTCGCCACCCGCCCGCTCGCTCGGAAGCGGTGGGCGGATCATGTAGACCCACGACGGGGCAACTAGAATCTTGGTGCGATCTGGTCGCGTGAACTGAACGAGCTTCAAAGCTTGGCGGCGCGCGCGGCTTCCGTGACGATCCGATCAGCTTCCCTGACCAGCGCCGCATTCGTTAGCGACCAATCCTCGTCGCGTTCGGCGTGCTGCTGAACAGCCAGTGCTTCGACCAAAGTCATGTCCCGTTCTCCCTACGATGCAGGCGGCGGCGTGATGAAACAGCGCACGGTGGCGCGACCGTCGCGGCAAATATGATAGTGCCCATCCGGGGAGACTGGCAACGCACGGTTACGCTGGACGAACACCGCATCGTGCTCATCATCGAGCACCACACGCCAGCCGCCGTGTATCTCGGTCACTGCACCGTCGGGAAGCTGCTTACAGTCCTGCGGGCCGCAGCACCATGCTTTGGTGACCGGGTCAGTCAGTTGCTTTTCGGCAATCCACTGTTCGCCTTCATGCGCCAGTGCTTGGGCAATCAAGAGTGCCAGCAACCAGCGCAACTAGCGCAGCACCTTGCCGAGCAGCCAAGTGACGATCACCCAACCGCCGCCCATGAAGACGCCCCACAGGAACCACTCAAGCATCTGCGCGCCGCTTGGCATATTGAGCCTTTCAAAGCGGCGCGTGCGATCGCGCCAGTGCGAGTTGAGCATCAAGTCGCAGGAGCCGGGGCCGGGGCAGGCGTCACACCGCTGGTGCCTTGGCCGGGCGTATTGGCCGCCACCGCATTGGCCAGCGAGTTGGCATTGGCATTGATTTCATCGACCAGCGACTGCAACGCCGCCGGGTCTTCCGACGCCATCGCATCTTTTAACTGTGCACTCAGTTGCTGCAGCAATGCGGTCACTGCATTCACCACATTGGTCTCGCTCGCGATCGCGGTACGCACGTCGTCTAGGGTCGCCATAGCTTGAGTCTCCCCACTGATAAGCTGATTAAGCTGCTGCTCGATCCGGGCCAATCTGGCATTGAGAAGCGGAGCCCACTGCCAGAAAAATACCGGCTTGCCACTGTCGGAGAGTTTTGCTTGCGCGTCAACGTCAACCCTTTGCTCCATGCGCTTTAATCGGCGATCCAGCGCCATCACGGATTCAGACACGGTCCTAACGGTTTTCACCATCAGTATTCTCGCGGCCCGGAGCCCGGGAAATAACGCGGCGTGCCGACGAACAGCGGGCTGACCACAGGTGGCGCGGTTGCGCCCTTCAGCATCAAGTCAGTCAGCGCCCATACCATGGCGTCAAGACGATCGGGTGACGGCTCGTTCGATAGCGGCTCCCACGTCGTCAGTTGCAATTCCAGTTCGGGGAACGGGACAGCGTGGCTGACCTTTCCCTGCTCATAAAGCGCCGCCACCGGCTCAGCGCGCGCCTGCTTTGAATGCCGGGCATGCACAATCCGCACCGGCATGTTCTTGCGCACCGTCTGAATATTGACGCGGACAAGCTCGCCGCCCTGATTGCCTTCGGCGATGATTCGGTCGGCCTTGTACTGGTCATAAGCCTTGACCACGGTTTTGGCCCATCGATCCGGCGACAGCCGCCCGCTCAGATCGGCCAGCACATAGGCCCTGCCGTCCACGCCAAGCGCTGCCACCACGATGCCGGTCAGGCTGGACTGGCCACCCACGGTCACTGCCGGATCGACGCCGACCACAATGCGCTTGAAGTCGGGCAGCGGCGCATTGACTCGCGCCGCCTCGATCATCGTCCACGACCATAAAGCTCCTTCTGCCTGCTCAAGAACCTCGCCAAGTAGCTCTTGACGACCAAGTCTTGTCCCTTCGTATTTTGCAATGATGCTTGAGTAAAACGGTGAAGCCAAAGCGGCGCGGTTGTCGTAAGTAGTCGCCCGCGTAACCACGCAAGTCGGCTTGTCGCCACTGGCCAGCCTCAACAGCTCACGGATGATCGGAATCGGCTTCGGCGTGGTCGAGATCATCGCCTGCGGATTGACGCCGACCCGGAGCCCGAACATCGCATTGTCCCAAGCTTCGGTGGCATTATCGCGGACCTTTGACCGCGGCCAGCTTGCAAGCTCGTCGGCCCACAGCGCGCCATGCTGCGGACCGCGCAGCCGTTCCGGTTCTTCCGCAGTGTAGAGCGTGGCCGTGCAGCCATTGGCCCAATGCAACTGCCGCTTGGACGGCTCGTAGATCGGGCGGCCCATTAGCTCGCCCTTGCAATCGAAGTCGCCTTCGAAGCTGTTTTCGAGCAGCCCCGAATCGGCCTCGATCATGACCTTGCGGGCGCTATCGGTGGTCGGCGCAATCAAGCCGATATGGCGGATGCGCTGCTTGACCTTCTGCCGCACCCATTCCGATCCGGCCCGGGTCTTGCCCGCACCGCGGCCCGCCAGAAATAGCCAATACGACCAGTCGCCCGGCGGTGCCTGCTGCTCATCACGACCAACGGAACCCCACGAATGCCAGACATTATCGGCGGTCGCTTCGCCCTCGATGCCTTGCTGGCGCAGCTTGGCGAAGTAATCCTTGATCGCAGCTTCGGGATCGGCGGTTGCGTTGGCGGCGTCGGCGATGTCGTTCAGATGCGGCATCAGCGCCCACTGACGAGATAATCCCGCAGCGCCACCGTCGCCTGCGCCATGTCCATGTGCGTATGGTAGAACAGCTTGCCGGTCGGGCCGCCCTGCGATCGCGCGGCGCTATCGAAGTCGGCGAGCCGATTGGCGTGGCCGCAAAGACAGGTGCCCCAACAGCGCATCGAGAAGCCCTTGGGATCGCCGCGATTGTACTGGCCCGCTTCGTCCACTTCGATCTCATGCAATTCGCCACGCTCAAGCTGGCCGAGCACATTGACCAGCGCATCGCGCTGCTCCGCACTCAATCCAAGCTCAGCCGCAGTCTTGAAGCATGGTGCAAGCATGACCGACTCCTATTGTGATGAAACTATCGCAGCGTCCCGACCGCACGCTCTGATTCGCGTGGCTGACTTACAGCACATCAAGCCATCGGGACCGCATTCACGCGGCGATCGCTAGACTCCCGGCTGCAAACTCGACCCGGGTCAGTTGCCCAAGAATCGAGACAAACGCAACCTCGCGGTCGCGGGTGGTCATTCGGTCGAACGTGCCAATCAGCCCGCTGAGCGGTCCTTGCTTGACGCGCACACGCTGGCCTTGGCGGAAGCCTCTACGGATAGTGATGACGCCGTCGCGATCTTCACGCGCCTTGATCTCGCCGATCACTGCGTCATGCAATAGCGCGGGCCGATCATCCTGCACAAAAACGGCATCGACGCCGCAGGTGGTACGGATCAGATACCAAACCGGAACGAACAGAACAAAAAAGTAACGACCAAACAAATAACTCTCGACCATCTGCTTATGGCCGCGGAAGAACCTGCGTTCACGGAATCTCGGGAAGTATGTTTCGAAACCGCGATCCTCAAGGAAGGTGCGGGCTACAGCTTGCTTGCCGTTTTCTGATGTCGCAACCAGCCACGGCATTCAGCGACTCACTGGAAGCCGTAGCGTTCCCCCGGACCGGCTTCGGGTTGTTCAATGACGGATTCATAACTAATCGCGCCAGAGTCGCGCAAGCGATAGTTCTCCACAGCCTATCCGATAGTTCAGGAGCCGCCGCCGTTGCCGCGCACCGCGACTAGCGTCGGCGTATCATCGGGCTCGGGCTCGATGACTTTCGGTTCCGGTTGCTTCCTACGCACTGCAGCCAATGTCAGCACGAACGCTTCGAGTGCATCGACCGCTGGCGTGCCGCGCGATGCCGTATCGCGCGGTGGCTGTATCTCGATCGAGCGGAAAGTCGGCGACTGATACGGTGCCAGCGCCCGGGCATAGAACGCTGCTTTATCAGCCAGATAGTGAAACTTGCGGGCGTTCGCTTCCGCTTCGTCATCGTCGGGGATCGGCCACTGCTTCGGCATATATGCTTTAGCGGCCTCGACATATTGCAGCATGAAGTCTTCCAGCACTTGCTTGGCCAATGGAATGCCTAGCGCACGGTGCTCCATTGTCAGCTTGCGCTGCACCGTGACTTTGTTCGGCGAACCTCTCGGTCTGGCCATAACGAGTATTTTATACCTGATTCGGTTTTTCGTTCAGCGCCGCGTCGATCATCGCTTGCCAAATCTCACAGTGCCACCATTGCGGCTCATAATCAGGATCATCCTTGTGTGGTATTCGCCAATCGTCGTCCCATAGTTCCGCCTTGTCTGGATCGGCGTTCTCACCGGCCTTGATCATCTTCTCGGTTGGCTCGCGCATCGCCGTAATGGCTGCACGGGCCAGAACGATTGTGCTGACTGGACAGCCGACGTTATTCGCATCAGACCAAGCGATCTCAAGCGCGACGGCAACACGGTCGATCATCTCGGAATCTTGGATCGCCAGCAAGGTCATTGCAGCTTCTCCTTGCGCTTGGCCATGATCAGCCGCTGCGCCATCACGATGTCGCGGTTAGCGCTGCACAGCATCAGTTCATCCGGCGACAGCGGGCGCAGCCGCTTGTCATGGCCGAACGCCATCAGGTTCCCGCACTCGGTACAGATCGTCACGTCACCCGGCCGCGGCTCACGGCCGTGCTGCTGTTGCGCATCGAACGGTGCGCCGCAGTTCAGGCAACGATCAGGCTGTGGCGGGAACGGGCGATCAACTCGCCGCTTGCGACGGAACTGGTACGTGCTCATTGCCTTCGCTTTGCGGCGCTTCGCCATTATGCCGTTCCGGCTTGTAATAACCGACGAGGATTGCGCCCAAGCTCGACAGCACGCCGCGCAGTTCCGACGCTTCGGCCACCGCGTTGTCACGCTGCATCAGACAATCGCGCACCCGTGCTTCGATGATGCGCTCGGCGTCTTCTCTGCGTTTCTCGATGGCGTGGTCTTCGTCTTCTCTAACCCTAATCCGCGCTTCCAGTTCGGCGATCCGCACTTTCAACGTAGCGTTCTCCCGGCGCATCCGGTCGCGGTCAGCGTGCGACTGCTGCAGCGCGACCAGTCCCTGCTCGACCACCTTCATGCGCTCGGCGGGTAGCTCCAACGATGCCGCCGCGGCTGCCTCAACGAAGTCTTCGCGCGTGGCTGGCGGCGCATATTCGATCGGCGGGCGCGGTGTTTCGAACTCTTCGGGTTGATGCCGCGGTAGCCGTGGCATGGTCCTGACCGCTTCGCCGATCTCTTCTTCCATACTCGGTTTAGGAATAGATGCCTTACCCATGCGAGTCCTCACCCAATGCTGATTGCTGAGAATCAAAAGCCTAATGGACGGTCGCGCCATTTGCAATCTGTTATCGGCCGATCGCGGCACTTATCCCCAACGTAACCATGATGAAGATAAAGCCGACCATTGCCAGATCGCTGACCGACATGGCTCACCCGAACAGCCCGATACCATGCGCTTCATTGTTAGCCAGCGGCGCGTTGTTCTGCACGTGCAGCGGCGACGGATGTGATACGGCGAAATCATTGTTCTTAGCCCCGGAGCCAAAGACAATATCGTGGTTGGTATTGTTCTCCAGCCACAAACCCCACGCCCGGTTCTGCCCGCCAGCCACCATATTGATGCCGGTATCAGTGCAGCTTTCGACGGTGCCGCCCGAGAACATGCAGCCGCCAGCGTCCTGCAACTGAATGCCGACCCGCACGCCTTCGATGATCGGATTAAGGAACCTGCAGTCGGTCGTTTGCCACACCGACGGCTGTGTCACGTGGTCGAGCCAGATGCCGACGCAATCGTAAGAGCCGCCACCGCACATGCCATAGCCCGCATCGAACGCCGTCACCGTCGGGTTCTGCAATTCGGTGCAGACGCACCAATACAGCGCAATCGCCTTACACGGATTGCCGCCGCGCGGTGCGCCAGCGCCGTAAGCCCTGATGCGAAAGTATGAGTGATGCACCGAGTTGATGACCACGGTATCGGCCGCAGCGTCGGTCGGCACCACCCGGATACCGTCAACCCACATATTGAATTTGCCGCCGCCGCCCGGCCCGGTCGAAATGCCGTCAAAGGTCAGCGCGGTGCCGCTGCCGGTGTAATGCCATTCGCACTGCCCTTCGCCCGCGATCTCAAGATTGTGGAATGCCAGATTGGGACAAGCACTGTACTGATATTGGCCTTCGGGGAAGACGAACCGCGGCATCGATCGCCGGTTCAGCCGGTTGCTGATGTCGGCCACCATCGCGGTGAACTGCGCGGCATTGTCGGCGGCTCCGGTCGGATCGAACCCGTACTGATCGACGACGTTGATAGCCATGGCGCAGCCATAAAAAAGCGCCCCGGCATTTCACCGGGGCGTTGGGGAGTTGGCGTGGTTGCGTGCAATCACGGACTGCAGGTTACTTTGATTCTCGGATCGCTGCCAGCGCCGCCTTGCCTTCCAGCGGCATCTTGCGCAGTTCTCCCCGCCTTTTTGCTCGGCTCTTATCAGCCGATGCTTTGGCCTTGACCTTCTTGATGACAGCCTTGGCTGCCAGTATGTCGGCCTTAGCCTTCTCGTCGGCCTCGTTCCGGGGCTTGAGCCACGGCTGGCTACGAACATCGAGCGGGTCGTCCGCGGCAGCACGAGCCGCCTTGTCCCGGCCGATGATGGTATCGGCAAAGCCGTAGTCTTCCGGCTTCACCGGGTCGGGCTTCATCAACTCGACCGGCTTGGCGATCGGCTTGCGCTCGTCGTCGGGCTCCTTAGCCAGCAGCGCATTCAACCGTCGGCGCTTGGTGCACGCCTTGACCCACGCATTGTGAGTCCGGTTGATCCGTCGCTCTAGCCGCTCGATCAGGGCTTCGACCTGTTGCAGCTTGACAACGGTGCTGGTAGTCTTCGCCTTGTTGGTACTCATCTTCAACTTCTCCTTTCGTCTGGTTGCTGCCGCCCGGGTTGTCGCCCGGGCGGCTCTTTCGTTTAGAGAACGTCTCGGTGAACGTACTCGATCTTGCGATCCAGCCGTTCATACTCGTCACCAACCTTGGCCCACCAACCTTGGTGGTCGAAGGTGATCTCGTCGTGGGGATGAACGTCCATCACGTTGATGACGACGCTCTGGCCCTTGTTGATCTTGAAGACCTTGCCCCAATCCCGTTTGTAGGACCGAAGCGCATTCTTGATGGCGATCTCTTTCTCAGGGGCACGCCCCCAAGCACTGCCGCCACCAACCAAGATCACAGCGAGATAGTCATGGACTGATTTGTCCATCTCAGACTCCTTATTCACAATGTCAAACAGCACCGGCACTCGCCGGATCAGCTAGGCTCATTCCCAACTGACACTCACATTATATCACTTCTGAAAATCCGCACCACAACTTGATTGTTTGTTCGCATCAAACAAACAACAAACAAAGAAAAAGTCTAATGACTGCGGAGCAAATCACCAGCTAAGTGCTTGTGCCTTATTTCGCGAATCGCGGTTGTGTCGGCGACTTTCAGACCGATCGAGCAACGCAAGCCATTGCGATCGCACGTCGCGACATTGTGATAGTCCGGGTTGCGCAACCTAGAACAAACCGCGCGGTCGCGAGCAACGCTCGGCGACCCACACCAATACGATCAGAAACAGGCAAGCGACTATCACGCCAACCAACAGATCAGCGACTTCGATCATGGCACGACTTCCGGCAGCAGCTTTTCGGCTTGTTCGAGGGTTTCGAGAAACGTCAGCGCCGCGCGCGCCAGCACGTGCGATCGCACCGTGTCATAGTCGTTCGACATATCTTCGAGCAGCAGACGCAGGCGCGGACGCTGCTCGGCCAGCATAAGCTGCGCGAGGCGCACAGCGTCGAGCGCTGGCTTGCGGTGCAAGACATTCACGGCTTTTGCTGAACCCCATGTGATTCGTCAGCGTAAATGAAACCGGCGGGATCACAAGAACCCGCCGGTCCGGTGCACAACTATTTTGGCGGCTTGCACGATTTCACGGCTGAGTATCCCGATAGGTGACAGCAAGCCGAACCGTGCCTTGTAGCGCCTAGCCCAACGCGGGAAGTCAATGCAAAACCCACATCAGTCGATCACGCTTGCCCGTTGCCGCCGCGGCTGCAGGCAGGTGTCCGCTGTCACCTAACTGTCAATCTTCTCACGCTCGATCAGATTGGCGGAGTGTGCCAGATCGGCGTTGCCGATCAGCTTGCGCAGCCCATCGAGCAGTGGCTTGACGCCCTTACGGCCAATGTCGGGCGGGCTGGTGCCGCTGTACCCGGCCAGCCGGAACGGCGCGTCATACTCGGCCGTATTGTCCGGCACCGGCAAGCCAGCGACCTTATACAGCAAGACCATCAGTTCAAGCGCCTGTTCTTTTTCCTCACTCTCGCGCCTGCGCTTGGCCAAGTCTTCGGCTTCCTTGACCTTCACCAGTTCCTCGTACTGCGCAAACTCGCCGAGTAACTGACCCGGCTCGATCGTCGCCTTCTCGGTGGTGAAGCTGCCCTCGTCATCGACGTGCAAGATGAAGTGGCCGGTGATCTCGGACTTGTAATCATGCGGGCTGCCGTCGTCGGCAACCCGGTGAATAGTGACCTGCTGCACGCGAAACCGGGTCAACTGCCCGTCGCGCCGCACAGCGTAGACGGCACCGATCTTAGCCTTCGATGCCGGTACTGCTGCTGCTTTCTTCCTGCTCATGATCATTCTCCTTCTCGGTTGGTACAAAAGTCATTGCGATCGCGGTCGGAATACCATCGTGCATCGTGCACTCGCGAGCCAGATACAGCCAGCCGCCCGGGACTCGCATCCGCATGGTGTCGCCGCACATCCCGCGCCCTTCTACTCGTTCCCATTCGTGCATCGCAATTATTCCTTAAAAGATGGCCGGGCATTCGCGCCCGGCCACGTTGCCTCAGATCACGCAGCCTTCTCGACGACCTTGAACTCACCTTCGATGATCTTGCCACCGAAAGCCTCAAGCTCGTCGGCCCGATCGTAGGACTCGACGTCGTGCGCTGTCCGCGTCACCGCGTTGGCGATGCCCCACCGGGACAAGTCGCCACCGCTGATCAAGTGGCTCAGCACACTGCCGCGCTCGCCTTCGTTCAAGCTCAGCCGCTCGGCCAGCAACTCGACGGCCTTGACCGGATCGCCTTCGATCTTCTCACCAGCGGCTTCTTTCATCTTGCCGACTAGCTTGCTGAAGGTCTGCTCGGTGAGCACTGCCCGGACCACGTCCCTAGCTTTGAGCAGGAACGCTTTGTCGTCGGCCCGCAGCGTCTCGTCGGTCAGCATCTCGTAAACGTCTTCGGTCGTATCTGCGCGACTGCCGACGTGATACTTACGGAAACCGCCAACCGGGAAGCGCATGCCGTTCAGGCAGACCAGCCGGTGAGCGAACGGCCACACCGCCATCGCGCCGTTGCCGATCTCACCATTGGTGATCTCGATACCGGCTTCGACGATATCGCCGACCTTGATCTCGGATCGCAGGGTCGGGAGCGTTGCCTTCAAGTACATCCGCGAGTCGGTCAGTGCCAATGACTGGAACTGAAGCTCGGGATGAGTCTGAAACTCAGGCAGCACCGCGGCCAGCGTATCCTCGTGCTCGATCCGCTGATACCGATCGGACAAGAACGCTCGGACCCGACCGCGTAACACGCGGACCATCCGACGCTCGTGATCCTGCTTGAACCAACGATTGCAGTTAGCCGCGTACAGGTCCGGCGCTTCGGCGCGCATCTTGTCAGCGTACTTGGCCGGGATGCCAAGCCGCGTATCAAGCTGCCGGTGCGTGTAGTCATCCATTGGCCACGCGCCCTGACCGTTCACGGCCAGCGTCTTGCCGTCATCCTGTACGACTAGCTGACGCGAGTCGGCGATCATGTCGCGCTTTTGCGCGCGCGCATCTTCGACAGCCTGCGCCAATTCAATCACTGACTTGTACTGTGTTTTCATGGGATTTGGCTCCTTTCAGCCGGGTTGGTTACCATTTGTGCCCTTTGCACAATGCAAATATAAGCGCTGGTGGAACCGAATGCAACCCCAAAAACCCTGATTTTGCAGCCTATTAGGCCCCCTTGTATTCTAGGACCAGTGGTCCTATATCTAAGGTGCAGGTCGGCAGTACCGGGGCGGATGCCCCTCGTGGCCGGTTCCCGGGACCCCTTCTTCCTGCTTCTCCACGGCGCGCGAAGAGCGGCCGTCACCAGTTCCGCCAGTCGGGCGGGGCGAGAAGGTTCCGGGCGGGATCAAGCCCCATTGAGCCACGGAATCATTGCGGTCTGCCCGCTGTAACGACGGCCGAGTCGGCCAAGCCACTGAAGACTCTTTCTTTGTGTGCACTTCGGTGCTCGCAAAGAAAGGGTCGTAACCTTTGCGGCGGGACAGCTTCGAGCCCGCCGTTCATTGGGCGGGTTACTCCCGCCCCGCGATTTCCAGTCTGAACCTTCTTCACCCAACCAACGGAGTCCTGAATGTCTGCCTTCAAATCGCATCTGAAGTCGATCGCCAAAGCCGTTTCTTGGCGGTTCGTCGGCGCGCTCGACAGCTTCGCGATTGCCTATCTCGTCACCGGCCATGCCGGTGCCGCGGCGGGCTTCGTCGGCTTCGAGATCGCCACCAAGAGCCTCTGGTACTACTTGCACGAGCGCGCTTGGGAGCATCCCGTCCTGGTGAAAGCGTTCGGCAAAGCGCCGAACGCTGCTCACTAATCCCCACCATCAACCAACAGGGAGTCAAGCAATGCTTGCTTTCTTGAAGTGGGTGTTCACGACCGACGAAGTAGTTCCTTCGCCGGTCTTCGCCGAGATCATGTCGGCGAAGTGATCACTAAGGGCGGCCTTCGGGCCGCCTCATAGTGTTCACAGTTTTTGCCGATCGAGCGTGCGCACGCTGTGTGACGGTCGGCTACGTTCTTGCTTCGCCTTGGGTGGGTCAAGGCTACAGCGACCGGCAGAGAAAAACATCTGAGTACGAGTCGCAGAGCGGAGTGGAAATCTCCGCACAGTTCGAACGGCGCACGGTCGCCGTAAGCGTGAAGCCTATAGGGCAGGATGCCTTGGGCTGGTGATCGCATCCGTGACGCCGCGCGGGCGGCGACAGCGTCGGCCGACGCACCCGCATCAATTCGGGGCGTTAGTGCAGCGGCCAAGCACGTCGGTCCCTCAAACCGAAAACGCCGGGTTCGAGTCCCGCACGCCCTACCAAAACGACGAGCGTGGTCCGTACCGGCAAGTGAAAGACCTTGCCACGGAGTACTCAGCGCAAGCTGCGAAGCCACGACCGGCCCGCCAATGGCTTGAGGGCGGGCACCTTAAATCATCTGCACCACGTAAGAGTCCGGCCCAAAAGAGCCGCTAACAAACGAGTATCGGCTAAGCGCCGACGGCGGGGATAAGCTGGCACGTAGCGTGGCAGGCGCGAGCCTAACGACCACTGTTGCGGTGCAGATAAAGACGCAAGCGTTCGTTCGAGCAGCGAGCCCGGTCACCGCGAACCCAAAGCGGCCCGGGCGGCAGACCCGGCTTTTGCCTGCAGGAAACCCACTGCCGAACGACGCGGAGCTTGCGGGGAACCACCGGCCGATCGGAATTGCCCAACGGGCCAAACGGGATCGGCGGTTGGTTTCGGCGGGGCGTTCCGGCCTATGGCCGTGCGGTCAAACCGCAGCCTTGCACGCTGGCGTCGCGTGCAACGCCCCACCGATACCAACCAACCACAGGAGTCTTCGATGACCACCCGAAAGGACAAGCGCCGGGCTCGTTTCACCCGTGGTGCGCCGTTGTTTAAGTGCAACGTCTGCCACCGGCTGACCCGCAACCCGGACCACAGCGGCACGATGCTGTGTGCCGAGTGCTATGAGCTTGCCGGGCTCGACAACTACGTGAACGACAACGGCATGGTGCTCGACGCCAAGATCGTCGCCGAGCGCGATGCGCTGTTCGCTGACGCGGTCAAGCACGGCGGCGACGGCGAGCGCATCAAGAAGTGCTGCGACTATCTCTGGCCCGACGAGGATCAATTCGCGATCCCCGCCGACCTTTCTATTCCCGCGTTCCTGAAGCGGGCAGCCTGAAGGAGCCAAATCATGACACCGCAATACTGGTACTGCGAGGATTGCGATCAGGTCTACCGACCCTTGTGGGCCGATGACCGATCGTTGCCGCGGGCACCGCGCGATCTGCGCTGCTCGGACTGCGGCAAGAAACTAACGCCCTATCAGTATCCCAAATACGAAGGAGCCAAGCCATGAACGTCAACGATCTGGCGCGCTGGATCGTGGAGCACGGTGCCGACAAACCGGCCGAGCAGCCGGAAGTCGGCACCCCGCTTTATCTGCCGGTGCCCGAGTACATTCCAACCCCAACCAAAAAGGAGATCGATTATGAAATCGACTATGCCTGATGCCTTCTTCCGTAGCAAGGAGACGACCATGATTAGGTGTCAATGGACAACAGAGCGTGTCGACTGTACCGGCTCAAAGTATGGCCTTTATAGCAGAGGCGGCGGCCAATGCAGCCGACGGGCAACCTACACAGACGGCAAGAATTTTGTGTGTACGCAACACGCCAAAGAGCCTGCCACTGTTCTGCGAATGGCTACCGGCAAGATCAAAGAGGGATTTATCAAAATCCCGCTAGGAGACGATGAATAATTGTTCTGAGCACCCGGTCGTGCGTGACGAAGTCCGCAAGATCGTAACTGAAACCCAAACCGAAGGAGCCAAGTCATGACCACCTTTAGAAAGATCACTGAGTGGGCGTTGCAGTCCGATACTGAACTGACAGAGGGCGACTTGGTCACCGTCAACTTGAAGAGCGGTGCGACCAAGCAAGTCAAGGTCGGTGATTTCATCCGATCGGGATACGGCAAGTTCCTGTATCACGTCGCGGATGACGAGTGAACCGCAAGAGCTTGGCAGCGCCGCAGCGCTGCCTTGCCGTGCGATTCAAACCGAAGGAGCCAACTATGCGTAAACTCTTAATCGCAATCGCCGCAGCGCTAGCGCTGGCAATGATGCCGACGCCGACGCAGGCAGCCACTTTAGACATCCCATACGCGATCGCAGCTAATATCCTGTACGACCGCTACTGCGAAGCGCTGCCGCAGGACGTGCTGCGCGATACCTACCTGACCGCTTCGATCATGCAGCCGGAAGAATTAGAGCGCGGCGAGCGCGACGCCCACGCCGTAATGGCGCGAGTCGGCCCGACCGCTTTCTGCGCGGGCATCAAGACTGGCAATGACCCACGCCTTGGCAATAACCTGCCAGATTTATGGTGAACCGTAGCAGCTTTGCCGCCCCATGCGGGCGGCATTGCGGTGCGATTCATACACGGACAAGGCTCTGGCGGGTCAGGACTAAAAAACCGAATCCCGGTGGGTAGCGCGTGGTGATGTGGATCGCACCACCCTCACCGAAGGAGCCATCATGCAAACCGCAATCCGACGCGGCACCGTCGTCTATGACGTGGCCGATCCCCGGCATCATGGGATCGTCCGCACGCTGCACCTGTGCCACGGCAAATTCTTTGCCAACGTGCAGTGGATCGAAACCGGCTGGCTTTCCTACCGCTTACCCGTCGCCGACTTGCGACGGGTCGCGGCCGAAGACGCCACCCTAACCGAGTGCGACCTGATGCGTCGCGCACTGAAGGAGCCAAAATGAAAACCATGACACGCGCTGGAAAGCGTGCCGCCAAGATCGCCGACAAGCGCATCGAACGCGCCTATAACGCCACCTGTCCCGGCATCATGATCGACATCATGAACATCGGCAAAATCTTTGCCTATGGCCGAACGCAGATCGCGCAGGGCGTTGACGACGCCGCGCTGGCGTTGGCGATCCACGCCTATGTTCAAACCATCCGCGAAAACTGAAGGAGCCCGCACCATGACAAACGTCGTATGGGGCACGGCCTTCTTCGTCAGCAAGGCCGCGGCCATCACCTACTATCGACCGTATCACTACGAAGACGTGGTCGAAGCCGTGAACCGCAAGCTCGCCGAAGGCGAGATTCACATCGGTCCGCCACCGCTCGAACCGGGCGAGTCGCTGGTCATTATCGATCAAGGCACGCGCTATGCCATCCGCGAGTCCGACAAGCAATCGGCCGATCGGCGACAAGCCGAGCACGATGCCAGCCGGATCGCTAGTGATAACGATGACAGCCGGTTCGGCGACTACTGAACCACAGCAGCGATGGCCACGCCAGCGGCGTGGCGTTGCGGTGTGATTCAAACGAAAGGAGCCAACATGAAATATGTCAGCATCAATTCGCACGTCATCCGTTCCAATGCCGTGCACGGCACCGACGAGCCGCCGATCCGCGTGGCTTGCAGCCGCCTCGATCCCAAGCCCACCTATGCCCGCGAGTTAAAAATCGTCGGCCCGGCGCGGCTTGTCTACGATCCGCGCGAACGAATCATGCGCTGCGGCGCACGTCTGGTGCTTGAGTGCGCCGACGTCGAGATCACCCGCTAACCAGAAAGGAGCCAAACCATGACCGACCTACCGATCGAGCGCATAGCCCGTGTCATCAAGCACAGCGGCTATGACATCACCGTGACCGACGAGTACCGCTTCAAGATCAGCGGTCCTGACTACGACAAAGATGAATATCCGGCGGACACGCTGAGCGCAGCCAAGCGGAAGATCGACGACCACATCAAGACCCTGCACAAGCAGCAACAGATTCGAAAGCGATTGAACCTGAAGCTGCGCAACCGTGCCGGCGTGTTGGTCACCATGCGGGGCTTCCACGCCAAGAACGGCAACATGCTGAGCACGCCCGACGTGCCGCGGTACACCGACGTCTATCCCGATGTGCCTTGGATCGTCGAAGCGCTGGCTAAGCGTGCCGAGCTTAACACCGCGATGAATAAGATCGACGGTGAGTTGCGACCGTTCGGCTTGAAGTCCAACCAGTACGGTCACCGCGACGCCGACGCCTACGAGCGCGAGCTAAACAAATGGCTCGACGAGCTTAAGGTCAAGACGGCCGCGGCCATCAAACGGGTGCAAGACGCAATACCGGCGCGTGGCAATCTCGCGGCAGATACCCGGATAACAAACCCTAACCAGCAGGGCATCTGATCACCTCCCCTTCAGTGGCTTGGCCCGCTCGACCACCAAGCCTGAAAGGAGTCTAACCATGGGACTGTATGTAGTTCACCTAATCCAAGCAGCGTACCGGCAGCGGCCCGACAAGCCGCCGCTCAAGGTGCTTTATAATGGCGACGATCGCGCTGCCGCGCTCGACGCCGTTACGGCTGCGCATGAACGCCCGGAAAATACCGGATTGTACGTGCGCTTTTACGACTTCCATATGTTCGGCGGCGGCATGAAAGACACGGCAATCACATGAGAACGATCAAAGCCGTGATCCTGCTCGCCCTGCTGCTGTTGCACCCGCTGCCAGCCTACGGCGGCGACCTGTACCGTATCGGACCCGGGCCGCCCTACGGCTACGGCTATTCCGGCCCCGGCAGCTATACCAACGTGCCCGACCCAAGCTGGCCGGACCTGCACGCCATCCAACAGCGAGACCGCTATGACACCCGGCCGCCTGCGCCTGCTCCTGACCGAGCACGGGCTGAACCAGACCGAAGCCGCTAGGCTGTGCGGCGTCGAGCCCCGGACCGTGCGGCGCTGGCTGGCCGGTGACCGGCCGATCCCGCACTGGATCGATCGGCTGTTCTGGCTGATCGATCTGGCTAGATCAAAGAAGGCGACCGACGCCCGGCAGATGCTCAAGACCCTCGAATAAAAAGCCGCCCGGCTGGCCTTGCAAACCTAACGACCGGGCGGCTCTTCCAACAAACCGAAGGAGCCAATCCTACAGATTGTCATGAAGACCCGGACTATAGCCCGACGCTTCCGCCCGCACCATCATGATTCGTTCTCTTTCTCGATTCGTTCCCGCCGCTTGGCCGCGGCAAAAGCCGCGTTCTGCAGATTGATCCAGTGCATCAGCGGAGCAACCACCACCTGCGGCACAGCCTTCGATTCACCGTTCGGCCAACACCCATAGATCGCCTTGAACTTGGCGCTGGCATAGCCGGGCTTGTAACCCTTCTGCTCCGCGTACCACGCCAACCGGGCGAAGGTCAGCGTGCGGGCATCGTGTTCGGGTATGCCGTCAAAGTCCGCGGTCGCCATCCACCATTTGAGCTTGCGCTGGACCCGGACCGCAAACGCCCCGCAGTTGGAGCAGCGCAGTCGGCCGCGCGGGCGCTTCTCAATCGTCCGTCTCCGACCGCACGACGCGCAGGTGACCAACATTGACCGGCTCTTTCCGACGTGCGACCGCCCCTCGATAGTCCCGAGCGATCGCTTCCAAGACTTGGATGTGGTGGAACGAGGCTTCGACCTTGAAGGCTTTCACGCCGTGACTGTCGTTCTGCCACCACTGCCGCAGCGCAAGCTCGTGCTCGATCGCTGCTAGCTTGTCTTCAAAGCTGAAGCTCATGCTGATCCTCGACCTGCGCTTGCGCTTCTTCCTCACGCACGACCCGGCACAATTCGGTCTGCAGGATGGCGACGTTCTTGCGGTCTCCCGGGCTGCGCTCGTGCCCGAACGTCTTCAATGCCAGCGCCAGATTGCGCGCCACGGTAGCGACTTGCTGATCACTCATTTGACCGGCTCCTTGGTTGGTTGCATGCTTATCCGGTTGTTACCCACTATTCCTCCTGTGCATGGCCAAATCCCCCAAGACGCTGTCTCGGCCTTTTCTTCAACGGGTCGCGCCGTTTTTCATCAGGGTGTCGGCGAGATGTTCTTGGGCCTCTATAATCATGCCCGCCTCAATTAGTGCGATTGCTTTCTTGATCGCATCCCGC